CCTGCTTTGGGAGCAGGGGGTCCCAAGTTCGAATCTTGGTACCCCGACGATTGAAAATCAAGGAGTTGCTTAGTAAAGTGGCTCCTTTTTTTATGCCTTTTTGTATATTTAACTACCCTTATATGCCCTTAAATACCCCTAATTGTTAGCTTTGTGTTGCAAATCTGTTGCAAATTTTACCCGGAATTTGCAACACAATAAAACCGGACATGGGAAATATATCATTTTACCTAGATAAGAGAAGAGCGAAGAAAGATGGCTCTTTTCCTGTTAAGCTATATGTTAGCCATAACAAGAGATTTTATATCTCCACCCAGTTCACCGCTAAAGAGGAGAACTGGGATGTGAACCAATACTCTAAGAGCGAGCCTAACTATAAGACCAAAAATATGACGATACGCTCGTTGATGAACAAGGCCGAGGATGTTATATATAAGCTTGAAAGGGAGGATAAGCTAAAAAGCGTCACGGATTCTATTCTAAAAGAAATGATAGAGGAGGCCATATCAAGCAAGGCTAGGGCTGAGAGGACATTGTTGACCTGCTTCGATGAGTTTATAGCTACCAAGCAAAAAAGAAGTACTATTGAGACATATGAAGGAAGTAAGGCCAAGATCGTGGATTTCGGTGGTGACCCTTCGTTTGGAAGTATAGATAAGAAATGGTTAATGGATTTTGATAGCTATATGATAAAGGCAGGTCTTAGCACTAATACACGTTCGATACATATGAGAAACATGCGAGCGGTATTTAATTATGCCATAGATGAGGGTGTGACAGAGAATTATCCTTTCAGGAAGTTCTCTATTAAAACAGAGGAAACCCGTAAAAGGTCTTTGACCGTGGAGCAGTTGATAATGTTACGTGATTATCCTTGCGAGGGTTATCAAACAAAATACAGGGATATATTCATGCTAATGTTTTATCTCATAGGTATTAATGGTATAGATTTGTTTTCTGCAAAGAAGTTAAATGGGGATAGGCTAGAGTACAGGAGGGCAAAGACTGATAAATTATATTCGGTTAAAGTAGAGCCTGAGGCGTTGGAAATAATAAATAGGTATAAGGGTGATGGATATCTCATAGATGTATTGAATGAATACGCTTATTATAAGGATTTTATGCACAGGATGGGCTTAGGCTTGAAAAAAATAGGTGAATGTGAGCGAAAAGGGCGTGGTGGAAAGAAGTATATCAAAGCTTTATTCCCGGATTTGTCCTCATACTGGGCCCGCCATACGTGGGCTACCATAGCCGCTGAGCTTGATATTCCCAAAGAGACGATATCCGCCGCTTTAGGACATGAGATAGGATCTTCCATTACTTCCATATATATACGTTATGACCAAAAAAAAGTGGATGAAGCCAACCGAAAGGTTATAGATTACGTCAATGGCTACCGGAAAAACAGGGATGAAAAGTAAAATAGACCAATAAAAAACGCCCATGTCAGAAAAAAACACGGGCGTTATACTTTTTGGATGCGCAAATAGAACTATTTGGTCCTTTCTAGTAAGAGTTTAGATACACGTACTTGTAACTGCTGCAACTCAAGATTGCTCAACTCTTCCAGATCTACATTTGCAATCTTTATTTTCTTATTGCTCTCGTCAAGGGAATTTTTCCTCTCCTCCAAAAGAGCGGTTACTAACTCGTCTATTTGACCCTTGATCTTTTGAGCCTTTAGCTCATAATTGATAGTTCTTGCCATGATATTATTTTTTAATGTTATTTATTTGTGAAATCAAGCTTATAGCCTAGGGCATCGCCTATTTTGGACAATAGGTCGACACCTGTGCTGTACTTCCCGGTCTCTATCCGGGCGATGTTTCCCGGGGCCAGGCCTGTAAGTTCAGCTAGTTTGTATTGTGATATCCCGGCCTCCATGCGGAGCTGGGCTATTCTTTTGCCGATTCTTTCTCTATCATTCATCTTGTTCATCCTCCCAATCACAATATTCGCAGTACCAGATCGCTGCTGGTTTTAGAATTTCCTCTATTATCATATCTCTATCTTTTATTTTGTCAAGCGTCGCCGAATAATGCAACGCTATAGTCATTCGTTCTTTTACCCCAAATTTGTTGGTATTTGAGAAATTTAACGATAGTACATCTTCTTTTAATACGGCATCTTCTTTTAGGAAGACCTCCATCACGCTTGCGGACCGAGTATGCAAGATGACATTTCTCCCATATAAGGGATCTCCGCCTTTTTCGTGGCCGGAACCTTCGACGAAGGCGAACTCTGGAAGGGGCAAGGATATATTTCTCATATTAATAAATAACATCATTTATGAGTTCTGGATCAGCCGCTAAATCAACCACTCCCATTATCTTATCTGTCATTGATCCCGTAGGATATACGTGGCTACTGAAGCGATATTTAATTCCTCCGTAGTAGTAATATCTACTTTCCGAGATATTGCTCTGGATCCTTTGGCAACCTTCTTTTAGCAAGAAGGATTCAAACTCGTCTATTTTCCTTTTTAAGGAAAGATAATCGTTGACATTTGTAAGATAGCTTTCGAAAGCTTCCTCAAATGAAATTTCGCCGTATGTCCTTTTGAAATTAGCATTAGGGGTAATGCCGTCTCTTCCTTTTGTGTTGTTCTTGACGAAAAGTTCGAATAGTTTTCTATTTGTCATTTCCTTACGCCGCTTATCCGTTGCCGCCGGTTCTATTGTTATTTTGATATTGCAAATATACTATCAAATTTGATAGTATGCAAGTTTTTCAATGATTATTTTTTTATGCTCTATGGCATATTTTCTTTCTCTTTCTCCTCCAGTACCTTTTTAAGCTGATAGAGGCTTATTATATCGTATTCAAACGTAGGATTGTCCCAATTTTTCCGGACAGAGTTCGTCTGAACCGATATAAATTTCCGTAGGTCAAATATGTATTGACACGGGCTTAGCCTGATTTCATTAAATGTAATCTCGTAGTTATCAAACCACGCAAGCAGTTTTTTTAGTTCCTCGTTCATGATATAAATGATTAACCCCGCGAATATACCCAATTTAACCTTGCGATTTTAGGATATAAATAATTTTGTCTATATTTGCTTCAAGTTTGTGACTTGTATTATTGATTGGATATTATGTTTAACAATATAATATAGGTCACTTATGGATTTTTATAACAACTCATCTCAAAGGCAACAAGTGGACGTTTACTGTCCTGTCCATCATAATTGGATTGGCCACTATGATTATGGCTCCAAGGGGGTCTATTATTGCTGGTGCAAGAAATGCAAGAAAGAAATCAAAATCGTTATGGGAAAATGAAGAGGTTGACACAAAAACAAGAGAATTTCTGTAATTATTATATCGAGTGCGGCGGGAACGCTTCCGAGGCGTACAGGCGTGCCTACTCTTGCGATAAATGGAAGGATAAGTCCGTATGGGAGAAGGCTTCGGCTTTATTGGATGATGTCAAGGTTCAGTCAAGGGTAAGGGAACTGCAAGAGGAGCAGAAAGTTAAATCTGATATAACCAAGGAGAAATTACTGGGCGAGTTAGGTAACATAGCGTTCTCGTCCATAGCCCACCTTCATAATACATGGATAGAACGCAAGGAGTTCGAGAATCTTACGGACAAGGAGAAGTCGGCTATCAAGAGCATATCTACTAAAATCCTGAAGAAAAATATAGGGACGAGCGATGACCCGGAGATCATTGACGTGGAATATGTCAAGATAGAGATGCACGATAAGCTGAAAGCCATAGAACGTATCTGCAAGATGCTTGGCTTTGACGCTCCAACCGTTGTAGACCTTGGCAAATCGCTGATCGGAATAGATACCGGAATAGATGATTAGTGTTCTATTTTTAAATAAATGGCTATGTTTGTTAGAAAAAATACGAGGTCTATAATTTTATAATTGTTCTATATTTAATATTTTGGGAGCTGATACGGATAACAGGAGGATAATAAGCTACAAGAGGTTCAATCCGAACTTTCACCATTTGAAGCTGGCGTTGGGGAATGACGATATAAGGTTCATCTTCATGTACGGGGGATCGTCTTCCGCCAAGTCTTTCTCAGCGGCCCAAGCCTTCCTGTTGGAATGTATATCCAAGGGCTATAACACGATTGTCTTTAGGAAGACCGGAGCAACCATAGCGGACAGTATCTACAAGACGTTCCAAGAGGCGGCTAAATCATTGCATATAGATACTTTTTTCAAATTCCAAGAAAACCTTATAAGGTGTTTCAACGGTTCCTATATCCGGTTCAAAGGGCTGGACGATCCGGAGAAGATCAAGGGTCTCGAATCTTATCAGTACGTGTTTTGCGAGGAGATATCCGAGTTCGATGAATCCGACTTGAAACAGATAAGGAAGCGTCTCCGTGGTCGCAAGGGACAGAAGATCGTGGCTCTATTTAACCCGATATCGGAGGATCATTGGATCAAGAAAAAGATATTTGATACCGAGACATTGACCGAGGTGGACAATCATCTGTACGGTAGGCTCAAGGATAGCGTAACGGGCAAGGTTTTGCCAAAGGAATATTCCGAGGTAGGAAGGAAATGGGTTAACGCTGAACGAACGATATACAATCCAAGGAAAAGGGCATACGAGACGCACCGCCCGGATATGGTTATCATCAAGTCCACCTATCTTAATAATTTCTGGGTCGTAGGGTCTCCTGATGGCACGTATGGCTTTTATGACGCTCAGACGATAGCGGATTTCGAGAGGGATAAGGAAAGGGATTACGCTTATTATCTGATATACGCCTTGGGCGAGTGGGGGACGATAAGGACGGGTGGCGAGTTCTTCCACGCCTTCGACCCCGCCAAGCATAAGGGCAAGTGCCCATATGTCAAGGCTCCCGTGCATATATCGATAGATAACAACGTCCTGCCTTATATCTCCATCTCTTTTTGGCAGGTTGAGACCGGGGATATAACGAGGATAAGGCAGATTCACGAGGAAACCCCGTCCGATCCGTTCAACACGGTCACCAAGGCCGCCGAGATCGCCGTTGAATATCTGGAGGGGATAGGGCATGATGATATGGTCTATCTTTATGGGGATGTATCGACCAAGGCCGGAAATACGATAGATGACGATAAGAGGTCTTTTTTCGATAAGTTCAAGGAGGGTATAGACAAGAGATTCCGCAGCGAGGACAGGTTGCCTAGGTCGAACCCTTCCGTATCCATGACCGGGGAGTTTATCAACGCGATATATTCTGGAGATATAAAAGACGTGTCCATCATGATTGACGAGAGTTGCGATACGTCGATAAACGATTATATCACCGTAAAAAAGGATGTCAACGGGGCGATGCTCAAGCAGAGGGTAAAGGACAAGATTACGGGTCAGTCCTACGAGAAGGCAGGTCACCTTAGCGATGCAAAACGTTATTTTGTCACGGAGATATTAAAGGATAGGTATACGTCTTTCTCGCTAAGGAGAAGGCACAATAAAAATAAGGAGGAGGATATGAGATATTACGATCACGTAAAATTGGATATATCGAACGCCATGAGGATGGTCTATGTGGCAGTCAATCCTGACGGGCTTGCGGGTATGGCAAAGGTGGCGTTGATGAACGGGAAGGCGTACGTTCTGGATGCCTCGTTGAGGGATATCACGGAGGCTGGAGTTCTAAAGGATTTCTTGCGTCCTATAGGATGGAGTGATGTCGTGTTTGAGAGCGACAAGGCTTATTTCCCTGTAGCTAGGGAGATAAGGGAGACCGGGGAGTGCGATATAAGGATAAGGAAGAGGGCTTCCGATGCAAGATTGAGGATATCCGCCCATTCGGAGACCGTGAGAGATCGATTTTATTTTCTCGACAATTACGAGGAGAAGGATGATTATCTGTCGTTTGTCGAGAATATGCTAGATTATGGGGGCAAGGATGGAGGGGAGTCGCTGTGTTGCCTATCCGCTATAGCGGAGATTTTGGTACGAAACAATATTTAAAACGAATATATTATGGGTTTGTTTGATTTTTTCAGGAAAGAGGATAAGGTGGCGAATGTGCCCGATCGTCCTCCAAGGTCGAGAGGACTCGTGGATTTGTCCGGTTATCTGGGGGTGTTCAGCCCCTATACCTGTTCCGGGAATTTTATCGAGGCTTTCGAGACCATGGGAGAGGTCTTTTTCCCCGTGGATTTCTTGGCTAGCAGGATAGCGGGCGGCAATTATCAATTAAAATTGGCGAAGGATGATTCCGTGGTGTTCAATAACGAGGAGATGAACCGTTTTTTTAGCGATCCTAACCCTTTGTTCTCGTTCGAGGATTTGGTTAAGATGTTTTTTGTCTATAAGTATGTGACAGGTAATGGATTCTGGCAGGCCTCCCCGTCTGTAGGGGGGATAAAGCCTAAGGAGCTATGGAAATGGTGCGATACCTATTGGGTCTTGCCAAGTGATCAGGTCGTGATAAACAGCCCGATGTCCATTCCCTTGTTCCAGCCGTCAACAAAGGAGGATATAATCAACAGCTATCGTATTTCCACCAACTCGGGGCTTATGGATATAGACCCGTCTCTGGTCATCCACTACAAGGATATAAATATGCGATTGAATAGCTCATACCTAAAGGGACGTAGCAGGTTGGAGACCCAACGTTATCCTATCGCCAACTTGGTCGCCGTGTACGAGGCAAGGAATGTCATATACGTTAAAAGGGGGGCCTTGGGATTGCTGATAAGCAAGAAATATGACGCTGATGGTTCCCTTCCACTCACCGACAAGGAGAAGAGAAACATAAGGAAGGAGTGGAATGACAATTATGGGTTGACTAATGACAGGTCCCAGATGAGCATAGTGGATGTCCCTACGGAGTTCGTGAGGATAAACATGTCCATCCAAGAACTTATGCCTTTCGAGGAGACTTTGGCGGACGCTATACAGATAGCCGGTATATATGGTATACCTTCAGTGCTGATTCCACGCAAGGATATGGCCAAATACGACAATCAGGATATCGCCGAGATATCCGTTTATTCCAATATCGTTATTCCTGAGGCCCGGAAATTCTGCCGATCGATAACTTCCTTTCTTGGCCTTGATAAGTCCGGCATGTATATAGACGTGGATTTTAGTGGCGTAAGCGTATTGCAAGTACGTGATAAGGATATGGTAGAGAAGAGGCGTATCGTATCGGAGAAATGCCAGAAGGAATTCATGGGAGGCGTATTGACGTTGAATGACTGGAGAGCGCAGATAGGGGAGAGCAAGGTAGGGAACCCCTTGTATGACAAGTTGGTTTACGATATGTCTACCGAGGAATTGGCCTTGGTCAAGGAGATCATATCCTTAGCTAGGTCTGGCGGTCCATCAAGGAGCGTCTCATCCTCTTCTGGAGGGACTTCTGGTAATAAAAAACCGTCCGACGAGGGCGATGACGATAGGGGCGATGTTGATGATGATAAAAAATGATTCTATAGTTTTGCTTTTTAATATATTAACCCTATATTTGTAGGACATAACAAAAAAGAAATTAGAGCCTAAGAGCCATACCCGGCGGGAGTCATATCCTGCGGGGTATGGCTCTTTTTATTTATACCGACATGGAACCGTATAGAAGCATATTATTTAAGACCAAGTCCACAGACGTGGATGAGAAAGGAATAGTCAAGGTGGCCGTTAATGGTATCGGGATAAAGGACAGCGACGGCGATATATCGTCTCCCGGTTCTTTCTCCAAGACGCTCCAAGAGAATTTCAACAGGTGCAAGTGGTTTCTCAACCATGACAAGACCAAGCTTCTTGGCTGCCCTATAGAGGGAGTGGAGGAGGATGGCAATCTGGTCATGACCGGGCAGATCAATCTAAAGAAGCAGATAGGCGTAGAGACGCTGGAGGATTACAAGCTATACAGGGATCATGGCAAGACCTTGGAGCATTCCGTGGGCGTCAGGGCCGTGAAGCGGGATTCCAATAACCCGGCTATCGTTAAGGAGTGGTTCTTGGGCGAGTATAGCACGCTGACCCATTGGGGGGCTAATCCTCAGACATTCTTGATGGATATAAAGGAATTGAGGGGTAGTGACTTGAGAGATCATATAAATATGATGCGTGACGCTTTAAATAAGAGATATAGCGGAGATAAGCTCAAGGCTCTTGAGGCTAACATATCTATCATAGAGAAAGCGTTGATCGGATCTAATATAGTACAGTGCCCTCATTGCGGGCTGGCTTTCGATTATGGGTCAGTACCGGAACACACGTTGGAGAGCCAAGTGATCGATGCCGTCGGTGACTATTCACGATGGATAACGGAGGATGTGGTATATCAGGAGATGGAAAAGATCAAGCCGGAGTTACAAGACCGTATCTTGGAGATAATCAACTCCAAGAAATCCGTTGATGATTTCGCCTCTTATGTCCGCTGCCCTAAATGTTATTCCAGAATATATAGAAGCAACACCCTTATATCTGAGCCGGAAGACTCCACTCAGATAGAGAAACATAAAGCCGCTAGATGCACTTTAGGGTCTCTAGGTGATCTTATTAATAACAATTAATTAATTTATTTATGTTGAAGAAAGGTTTTTATGAGAATTTAGGAGGTCTCGCTATCATGGCGTTGACCTTGGTGGTTTTTGCCGTTATCGCATGCGTAGGCGATCCGGCCTATGCCTTGGCGGTTGCGCCGGTATTGTCCTTCTCCGGTTTCGCCAAGAAGGAGAGTGAGTTGAGTGACGAGGAGAAACAAACGCTTGGGACTATCGAGAAGATGGTCAACAAGTGTCTGGAGGATTACGGATCTAATGTCATAGACAGGAAGGAGTACGAGGAGACGATGTCCGAGATTAGCGAGAAGCTTAAATCCCTAGGTTCCGGTAATAACAATAAGGAAGTCACGGAGATTCGTGATATCATCAAGTCCATGGGCAAGGAGATTGAGCAAATGAAGGGGCGTGGCATCACCTTGGGGGTGGATAGCCCTCTTGAGAAAAGTATCAATGAGTTCCTTGACTCTGAGAAATTCAAGCAATATGTAGATGGTAAGACGAAGTCCTCCGGGAATTTCCATTTGGATTTGAAGGACGTGGTCAGTATGACGGATAGTTATACGGGCAATATCTTGATCAGTCAGCAGCAAAACAGGGTCGTTACGCAGGTAAGCGAGAAAAAGATCAATTTCCGTAATCTCATGAGCGTCGATCAGGGTGATCCTGCCTTCCCGATGTTGACATGGCAGTTGATCTACGACTTGGATCGTAACGCCACTTTCGTGTCCGAGAACGGGCGGTTATCCCAATCATCCTTCAAGTTAAAGGAGGAGAGCTCGGAGGTTAAGCGTGTCGGTACCTTCCTTTATTTGTCCAAGAGATTGCTCAAGTCTAGGGTATATGTCCGCTCATGGTTGATCAATCGCTTATCCTCTTGGGTGAGGATGGCCGAGGATTTCCAGATCATGTTCGGCGATGGAACGGGGGATAACCTGAAGGGTATCACCAAATACGATGGCGTTAAATGCGTATCCGATATCATAACCGACGCGGTTGTCAGCGGAGAGGCCGGATCTATCAAGGGAGCGAGAGGCTACAATGGCGGAAAAGCCACTATCGTGGAGTTTACCAACCCGCAGGACAAGATCGTTGACGGCCAGAAGATCAAGATCGAGGGCGTAACCACATTCACGGACCTGAACGGAACTTTCGATATCCATAAGATGAACGATCGGGAGATCATGGTAGAGGTGGCTTTCACGGCTTCCGGCGTATTCACCGCCGCTACCTTCGAGGTTAAGAATAATTTCTTCAACACCGTCGCATCCCCGAACCTAGGGGACGCTGTCAAGGCTATCTTCGGTGTCATGACGTACGCTGAGTATACCCCGAATATGATCGCCATGAACCCATCCACCTTGTTTGAGATCGAGACCTTGAAGGACACGTCGGGGCGGGACTTGAATCTCGTGACGTTGGTGAACGGCGTGAAGTACGTGGCCGGAAGACCCGTTGTCGAGACCACTTGTATCATGCCGGGGTATTATTTCGTCGGGGATATGGTTAACGGGGCCTCATTGGTGGATTATACCTCTATCAATATCGAGTTCGCCGATGATATCGAGAGCCGATTGAAAAACCAGACGGCGGTGATCGTGGACGAGGAGGTTATCATGCCGGTATACAACCCGTGGGCGTTCGCCTATGGCAAGTTATCCGACGTATTGACCGCTATCAAGAAATCCTCTTAATACATAATGACATGAGGGTTTCTATAATTATAACGGGTGAGGAGATGGAGGTCGACAAGGTCATTCAGGAGAATTCCATACGAAAGGAGCTTGGCATGATCGATATATCCTCAAAGACCCCGGTTGGGACAAGAAAGAGAATCCCGGACACGGATACTAAGACATCCGTCTTCGGGGACTCGAAAATGTCACTTGATAAAGATAAATAGCGATGATAATAGACAATGCGTACTTCAAGGGAGACCTTAGGATACAGGGACTCGTGATACCGGAGGACGGGGGATTCTCCAATGAGGCTTCCAATGCCATATCGGAGAACGTGGTATGGTATATCGAGACCTACGGGGACGAGTACCTCGTCTCGCTCATGGGAGGATATTATGACTCATTCGTCGATTACGCCGATAATGGCAGGAAGGGAAACGACATGTTTGATTATATCCTAGGGATATTGAGATCGGATAGGTCTCCCATGGCTATGTATGTCTATTTTCATTACCAGAGAAACGAGACGCTAATATCCGTATCCTCCACGTCCGATGACGTGGACGTGAGGCGGATATTGGCGCATACCTCAAGGATGATGACCCAAGCTTGGAATAATATGGTGGATATCAACATCGGGATATCGGATCGCATAAGGGAGTCTTTCAAGGAGGACATGGATATTGACAGGAATATATTGACCCATATAAATGAGATGAATATATGAATGTCTTGGTGGATATATTCAGGGATATCGTCGCTGGCGTTTCAAAAGACGTTGGGTATATGGTCAATTACCAATTCGGTGATTGGCAATATATGGCCAAGACGCTTTCCGCCATGGGGAAGGCACCCGTAACGGCGGGAAGGAAATATCCTATGATAGGGTTATATTCCCCGTTCGACGAGGACAAGTCCAACCCTTCCTTAACGTCCGTGAGCCTTTCCTTGATAATAGCCGTGAATACGTTGGGGAATTATACCAATGAGGAGCGATTGGAGAAGTCCTTCAAGGCTACGTTGTATCCGGTTTATGACAGCCTTATAAGGAGGATATCCAACGATCGCAAGTTTGATATAGGCCCCGGGGCGATAGTATCCCATGTGAAGACCGATAATTTCAGGTATGGAAGGGCTGGCGTGTATGGCGAGGGGAAAAGCGAGTTCGACGATCGCATAGACGCTATTGATATTAAGGATTTAAGATTAAATGTAAAAAATATAACATGTAGATAATTATGGCAGTAAAAATGTTCAGGGACTGCGGTTCCGAGATTTTCAATACCGGCACGAGCAAGTGTCCGTTCGTTCCCGACTATATCAAGGCGATCATACTCACTCCGGTAGGTATGACGTTCAAGATATCCGATTTTGACACGAAGCTGGGAGAGTACGCCCACGCCGACCGTCCGAACCGTGTCTATCCGATCTCGACGATCGCTGAGTACGCCACTTCCGGAGGCGAGGCCCAGACATCCGCTACCGGTTATGGCTCGTCCAAGATCACGGGTTATAGCGAGCTTGTCGAGACTTACACGATGAACGATTATGACGAGGGCTTACGAACCAATCTCATGAAGCTCAAGAACGAGAGCATGAGGGTGATCTTCATCGACAAGAATAATGTCGTATATGGAGAGAAGACCGATACGGAAAGTGATTTCAGGGGATATGAGCTCGGTGCCGTTTATCCGGGTGGACAGAGGTTCAAGAGTTCCGGAGAGAACGCATCGCTTACGATCAACCTCGTTTATAAGGATGTTGAGAAAGCATGGATGAACGCTATATCTTTCACTAGCGATATCGATATCTTGGACGAGGCGAAGGGATTGGTCTGGGTGGATGTCAAGAAATTACCCGAAGGAGAGAATAAGTTTAAGGTGGTGGAGCATTACGGAGGTTTTGACCTTACCGAGATGTACGGGACGTTGTTAGGTAACTCCTCTGTATGGAATAACGCTTCTGCGGCTACTTATAACGCTGATGACGGCACTCTTACTTTGACCCCTTCATCCGGCACTCCCGCGCTCAAGAGGCCATCCGAGTTATACGCCGAGGACGTTAAAGGAATAGAGCAATGGTCATAAACGGGGTATCGTTCAATGATGAGGCTTGTCTCGGTATGGGAAGGAAGGCTTTCGTGAAGGCTCACGAGGGATCTTTCTTCCTTGACCGGGGAATGGCGGATCGAAGGAGGATACTATGTGACGCTTATGATATAATGGAGAGGAACCATGGGGACGATAGCGGGAGTGGCGAACGCCGTGAGGATGCTGGAGAAGAACTTCTGGCCGGAGGTTACGAACAGCTTGAGAGAGAGCGAGGGATTGATCCATGACTTGATCACTGATCAGTTGATAGCAGGTAGGGATGAGAACAACAAGCCTCTTCGTCCTACCTATCTTCAAGATCCTTATTTTGTCGAGACCACCAAGACCCCGAAGGCGGCGAGAGCCAAGGCCAGATGGTGGAGAGACATGAAAGAAGATATCACGCCGCCGGAGACATCCCCCATACTTCGATTTGCTCCGAGAAACAGGAATACCCCTAATTTGATTATTCGAGGAGATTATCATGACAGTATCACGCCGATCGTGCAAGGAGGAAAGGATGGTGGCAAGATCGTTACTAGGTCGATAGGATTTTATGCGGGTGATGATGCGCTTGAGTCTAAATACGGCCCAGCCCATTTAGGATTAACTAGAAAAGCCCGACTGTATCTTATAAAGAATAAGATCAAGCCGGCTATTCTTAAACTTCTTGAAAAATACAAATTCAAATGATAAAGCCGTGCAATTGCGCCTCGCAGAACAGGGCGATGGCTACATACGAGAACATAAGGAGGCTGGCTATCAAGATGGCCGCTTCCGATAAACGCATTTACGTGCTTATCCGTAAAACGGATGGCACGTTTGCCTTCGAGCCTATGAACGCTATAGAATCAAAGGGAAAGATCGTTGAGTACATTCATTATCTATGAGATATTATTAAAGACAATAAGATATGGCTAAAAAAAATGTTACTATATATCAGCACAGGGATATTAACGGGAATCCGGTGGCTAACTTGACTCCTGAGAGCGCCGTCTATGATAAAGACGGGAAGCGTCTTGATTACAAATTGGCAGGAATGGATATAGACAAAATAAAGGAGGCACAAGACGAAGCGTTGGAGTCTATAGCTGCCGCAGAGGAAAGCATGACCAAGAATATAGGCCTAGACACGTACCCTGTCTTCTCCGATACCAAGCCCTACGTAAAAGGCGATATCGTTAATTACGGCGGTCTCTTGTATGAGTTCACGGCTGATCATGAGGCGGGGGCGTGGATTGACACGGACGCAAGGGAGACGAGCTTGAGGGAGGAAGTGAAGGAGGGCGTTGATAAGTTAGGAGACTTGATATATGGTAATTTTTTCACCATCCCTAGATCTGTCATATCTAGTGATGATGGCAGTGTCATAAAGCAATCTGAGATCAGCGATTACATCGTCACTCCGTTTATAATATTAAACAGGGATGAGGATCTTGTAGTCTCTGGATATATATCAACAGGCAATGCAGCTTTGCTGGCTTGGTATGATTCTGATAAAAAATTCATATCCAGTATATTTGAAGGAATGCCATCTGGATATTATAAAGATTTCCTTGTCAAGAAATCAGATTATCCCGCTAACGCCATGTTCATTAGGTGTACTGGAAGATCTTCTTTTGATTGTTATGTAAGGAATTTGACAGTAAAATACTTGCTGGAGGAAATGGATGGAAAGACTTGGCTGGATATGGGCCATTTATATCCTAACACGTTATTCAGTTCCAGTAAACAAGCGAGGGATTTGGTACCCGGTTACCTGAGAGTGCCGAATCTTACGATAAAATACCCCTTGACGAGATTGGATAATATAATAGAGGAGATATCGGTAGGTGTCAATGACTGGTCAGAGGATTACAACTGGAAGGGTGTGTCATTCAAAAATATCTCGGATGGATCTTATCTCTACGCCATCACCGATAGCGACAATAATATATTGTTTGCCATAGACAAGGAGGGAATTTGCCATTTCAAGAGTGATTTTAAGGATCGGTTTCAAGTTGTTGAGTCTGATTATCTCTACGCCATCACCGATAGCGACAATAATATATTGTTTGCCATAGACAAATATGGTAATATAGTCGGTAAGCGGGGGGATAGCGGCGTTTCCTCCTCGGTGATAAAAAACAATCTTGTGAACGAGAGTTTTTTATTGCCTATAAAAAGCGTGAAAAATTACGGCAAACAAGATGCGGAGTACTTGATAGATTTGGATTTCATGGGTAGGATCTCCGTGAAGGGACGGATACGAAACAATGTGAATGATTTAAACAAGGATGTCCCGTTTGCCACGTTTGAAAACCTTGGAAAGGTATCCCATACGCAGTCCATGAGACACGCTCTCCCGGCACAAGCCACGGAACTTATCAACGGAAAATCTTGCAATGCTCCTTTCGCAAGGCTACGTAGCGGCTTCGTTTGTGACGGGAAGGAGTTGATCTATGACAGGACACAGAAAGATGGTGGATCCTCCTCAAGGCGCCAAGGTGGCAGGAACAATATCTGTGGAGACAAGGTGATGCTGATTTGGTTCAAGGGTTTAGATGTCATCAATAAGGCTTATTCCATGACCGGGTACGAGACCGCCTCTGATTATCACATCCCCGAGGCTGTCGAATTTGGTGATGAGTACTCGATGCCGGTAATAATCGAGCCGGAGGATGGGATAGCTACCATAGACTTGTTGACTCCTCGAAGATTGTATTTCGTGACAGGTAATATAAGAAGATTGGTGGTATCTGGCAAGAGATCCGTGACAAGTTCTCCCGACACGGCTTGGGTATCGAACTCCCGGACATCCATCGTCGTGAATTGGGACGTTTCCTTGGATTCGTCTCCGGTGGATTTCTCGGGTGCGGGCATGAGCCCCACGGCAGGATCGGATACGCCGGTTTCTGGAGGTTATAGCACCATTGATGTTGACGGTGATGGTTACACCGTTTATAACACGGAGACAAGGGCGTTCAATAATTACATCCCTTACGAAGACTTAAAAGCTAGGGGTGAGTTATTCTCCCGATATCAAGACTTGTACATAAATATCTCCGATGATACGTTCACTATCGGGCGTGATGGAGGGGATACCATATTCTCCACGTCCTTACGTAAGGGCGACGGTGGATGGAAGAGCTTGAGGGAGTTTTATGAGGAGATGGTCCCTGTAACCCCTAGGGATAACAGCCCCCGGGAAGCATTCCCCCACTCGCCAATAGAGGCGTTGAGTGATTTTTACATCACGTTCTTTGATATGGGCTATAAAAAGGATTGCTCCTCGATTTTGCAAACAGGAAAGATTTACTTGATAGGAAAATATCCCCAATGCTTGACCCTTAATCCCATAGGTTCGGCGAATGCGCCCTATGACCTGCCCTTGGTGGATAGTTATGATTGCTATCCCTATTTCGTTTATGACAAGTACGATTGCCAAGAGCACGTCTTTGATTATATAGTGGGTGACACAAGTATAAAGCTATATGTTAACGGAGAGAAATTAGCGGAGATAAGCAAGAGCTCCCAGTTAAGGCTAGGTGGCCCATCCTCGGATATCCAATTTTACGATCTGGAGATAACGAAGGGACATCTGGGTGACGCCGAGGTGATGAGCGATGATTATTACCTCGTCTCCGGTAGGACCCCGTTCTGCCTTGGCATTATATGCCATAATATGTATGATACCTATCAAGGATCTAACCATCCATTGGATAATGGAGGGGCTGCTATAACCAAGATGATTGATGTGGCCAAGGAATTAAAATCCAAGGGATATGCCACGTTATCAATGCGTGAGTTCTCGGATTGGAAGGCCGGAAATTACCAGATACCTCCCAAGTCCGCTATCGTGGTATGTGACGACTGGCAATTACCAAGGAACTGGTTTGGCGAGTCCCCAGTCACCTATCGCAATAAGATGATGAATAAACCGGGCATTGATTTCAGGATCCGGGAAAGTTACCTAAAGTATGGCATGAAGGTGAATTTTGCTCAGGTCTGCGATAGGATGGAGAAGATCACGAGGGAGGATATCATAGGTGTAAGGATGATGGGATGCGGAGTTGGTGCGCATACGAGATGGCATAACGAGCCCATATGGAAGAAGCCGGTTCCCACCCTTTTTATCGAGTTGGAGGAGTGTCGGTACATAGCTTACGAGTATGGATTCGATGAGGATGTTTTTATATACAATAAGGCCGGGGGCGTGGTAATAGGACAACAGGATATCATTGATTACCTTGGATACTCCACGGCGTTTGGGCTGGGATCTCTTACGGATAAATATACAAGGAGTGTGACAAACAGATTCTCGACCAATAGATGTAATATAGGAGGGGATGATGAGATAAACGCATTATAATTAAAAAGAATAAAAATCATGAAAACAGTTGTTTTAAAATTAGAGGATGGAGCTATAGGAGATTTTGAAAAGATCGGTACTTATAGATTTAACCTTACGACAAATCTGACTATAGGGAATATTGGTTTAATCCGTATAAAAACCATCATGGGTGATGTCTCCAAGCTAAGTATATCCGGAGGGGATCTTTATGGTGATGAGACCGCTACGAATTATCTGGGAAAGACATGTTTGTTGGAACAGGGTGGTAATACGCTGTATTACAAATTGACGGATCAAAATGCCCCTTATATAGAGATAGACAATATTTATAACATAAATGGATTGGGTTATTTCTCTTATATGTTCGGGGATGGCGATAGCATGCCGGGAATTGTTATGCAAACATCGGATCTATATAAATTTCCGGAGTTGAACGAGGTGTGTTTTAGCCGAAGCCAGCTAAGAGGCCAATTGTCCGATATCCCTGAATCCGTCACGAACCTACGTCTCGAGTATAGGCTTATATATGGAACCCCAAGTGATATCAAGTCAAGATTTTTCACGCATCTGAGGCTTATGCAATCCAATATAACAGGGAACTACAGCGGATTTGAGGGAAAGACCATAAATACATTTATCGCCGAGATGCCATTGGTAGAGGGGGACTTGGCCAGCTTTACGAAAGTAAAAGGGCTAGGAACTTTCTCGATAGGAAATTACATAAACGGTAACCTTGTAACCGATGGTTATCCGGTCACGTGCTCCCTTGACGAGGATGTGTACTTCGAAAGCTTGGATCTATACTGCTCCAAACATGTGCACATGACTAGAGACACATTGTTGAGGACCTTTAGAAGCTTGACGAAAACCAAGTGGGGAGATAAGCCTTCTAACGCCAGCAATCAAGTTTATTTGACCACCACGATGGCCGAGTCTGAATATAATGACGACTCCGAGTTACAACTGGCGGCATCTTCATTGAGAGGCGTATTGAAAGGAGGTTTGAAAATTTATTTTATAGTTTAGTCGTAGATTCTTGAAAGATCATGTACCGCTACCTCTCCTACATATCCGACCTCGCTAACTGGGCCAAGTCCATCGCCGTTGTCACGGCGATGGACTTCGTGTCACCGGCAGGGGTATGATGTATGACAATGTTGTCAAACATCCTAGGATTCTTGTGTTTTGTCATATGATTTCGTAACATTGCGATGTTAACTTTAAAATGAAAGCTTATGAAACCTTATGATGTAGATGAAGCCATGGATGTTATAGAGAACGGTGGCGAGTATGGAACTTCTTACACTAATGAATGCTTTAGGGAACATGACATTCAAGAGGCGCATGATACCTTGGAAAGAGAGGGCTATAGCCAAGATTGCTACGGAAATTGGAGCAAGGATTGATTTCTTTGTTCGTCTTTAGTGAAGGAGACGATCCGAATTTGTGTTCGGGTCGTTTTTTTATCCTTAAATAGATGCATGATAGTTTATTATTCCTATATTTGGGGATAATATAAAACAGATAATTTAGAGCCTAAGAGCCATACCCGATAGAGTCACGTCTATGGGGTGTGGCTCTTTTTGTTTATGATTAAAGCTAATTTTATGGGATCATATTACACGACATGCGATGAGATACCTCTATGCAAGTTCATAGAGATGTACAAGGGAAATCTTAACGCCCTTATAAAAGGAGGGAGGACCAAGCCCACCGATGGGGAGTTAAGGAAAGCGGCGATGGGGCTTATTGACGAGTATTCCGTTATAACCGGGAACAAGAATATCGCTATCGAGATAGAGGATCGGTCAAGGACGGTGGATTGCAATATCAAGCTTATCCTGTTGGAGTCTGCGGATCATTTGATAGACGCTATGATGTACGCTGACGCTTCGGATATTCTTGGCAGGGTAGGTATCCGCATGCCGGAGGAGCCGGGAGAGCAAGATCTGATCGTCGCTAAAAAGAGAATCCAGTCCAAGATGTCGCAGGTGAAATATAGCCTGAGCGTTCTGGATAGGAACAAGTCTAAGGTGGTAGACCCCAAGGATAAAGATTTCACCCGTGAGAGGATGATCGTGTCCACCTATTTCAAGATGCGTATCGATCCAGACACGTTCACCGCGGCCGAGTACGGGAATATGATAAGGATTATGTTTAACCAATTAGAGGATATTAGGAATTATGGCGGGAAACGAGACTAAGATCACTGATATAGTAGGGAAAGAGGCGTTTGATCAACTGGAGCGTCTGGATAGGAAATTAGCGGATACGCAGAATGTCTATATCGGGTTGGTAAAAGAGATAGGGAAAGGGTTGACGATAAATCCCTCAAGCTTGTCAGAGTTGAACGCCAAGATCGAGGAGTACAAGAAAAATGTATCAGCGCTTAAAAGCACGATTGACACTCTCAATAAGACCAATGACCAGTACAAGAGAAAGATTGATGAGCTGATAGAGGTTAACAAGAGATATGCGGAAGCGGCTGGGAAAGTTCAAAATAGTTTAGATCAATCATCCTCTTCCATGGCCAAGGAATCAAACGCTATCTCGGAGAACATGAAAGCCAAGCAACAAGAGGTTGTCATAAGTCAGGAATTGAAGGGACTCATTGACCAGACATTGGGATCTAGGGAGGAGAATATACGCAGGGTCGCTCAAGAAAGGACGATATTGGCCCAACTATCCAAGGAGAAAAGCCAATTGAATAAAATGGAGAAAAGCGGGGCTATCTCAACTAAAGATGCCGTGCAAAAGAGGCAGGATCTGGTAAGGGCAGAATTGCTTCATCGAGAATCCTTGAGAGAACTGTTGAACATTCTTACGAATGAGACAAAAATGATCAACTCTGCCAACGATAGTTATCAAGAGCAATCGTTGCAATTGGAGAGGCTGAGAAAGGCGTATCGGATGCTTTCCACGGAAGCCGCTAACAGTAAGTTAGGAGTAGAGTTGCAAAAGAATATAGCGGCTTTGGATACTCAGGTAAAATCTGTTGATAAAAGTCTGGGACAGCATCAGAGAAACGTGGGTAATTATGTCTCCACTTGGGATGGAATGGGAAACGCAATCAATCAATTAACCCGTGAGTTTCCAGCATTCTCGGTATCGCTCCAGACCGGCTTTCTCGCTATCTCTAACAATATCCCTATATTGGTCGACCAAATATCTCGGATAAGGAAGGAGAACGCCGCCTTACGGGAGGAGGGACTGAAAGGTGTTCCCGTGTGGAAGCAAATAGCTAAGTCCGCTTTGTCTTGGAATACCTTGTTGTCGGTTGGTATAACTCTACTTACCGTATATGGTAAGGATATCTTTGAGTGGGGTAAAAACTTATTGTCATCCTCTAGCTCGGCTAAGGCCGCTTCGGAAGCCCAGAGAGACTTGAATTCATCCACCGGGGATTATGCCAAGGCTTTAAAGAACTCGACATCATCATACGGTGAGAATATAGTCACATTACGGAACCTGCAAGCGGAATGGAATAATTTAGGAGATAATCTCAATAAGCAGAAGCAATTTATCATTGATAACGCCTCTGAGTTTAAGAAATTAGATGTGTCAGTTACGGATGTTAATGACGCTGAGAATCTGCTAGTAGATAATACGGAGGCCTTTATTAATGCTATGTCATTAAGGGCACAAGCGGCAGCTGCGCAAAAATTAGCTCAAGAAAAATACACAGAAGCGTTACAAAAGGAAATCGAGGCTGAAAACAGAAGAAAAAATCCTACGTTTTGGGATAGGTTTGATCTAACAAAGGTATTAGATCCAACAGCTCAATCTCTATTATTTTTGACTGATAGATTTGAAGTCTTTTACAATACGTCAGATGAAGCTTTAGCTAAAGCCGGCAAAGCGGCTGATTCTATAGAAAAGGAAGGTAAGGAGGCTGAAAAGGCGGGAAACATATATCTGAATGCTATGCTTAAATTGAGAGAGGAAGAAAATAAAATATTAGGCAATTCCGATATTCAACTATACTCTAACGAGGAGAAACTTAAACGACAGCAGGAGCAAATAGAACGAGAGGCCAAGCGTAGGGATAAATTAGAGATGGAGGCCGAACGGAATATTCAGGAGGCCCGTCTTAATGTGATGGATGAGGGGTATAAGAAAGACCGCCTTCTCTTGGAGCAATCTTTCCAAAAGCGTATCGACGACGTAAAGACGAAAGGCGTAAGGGTTAATGAGCAAATTGAGGCTATAGAGGCTGAGAGAAGCAAGAAATTGGCGGAATTCGACCGTAAGATCTCGGAGCAAAGGGCTAATGAGGAGGCTCAAAATCGTCTTGCGATTGCAGAAAAGGGAAGTTTGCAAGAGCTTGACGCTCGCTTGGATATATTGCAACTACAAAAGGATAAAGAATTAAGAGAGGCGGACAAAACAGGCCAAGACAGGGCGTTGATAGAGGAAAAGTATCTAAAGCAAATAGAGACTTTATACAATGATTACGGAAAACGTCTTATGTCTACGGAGCAGTCTCAGAACGAGATACTCCTTTCTCAAAGACAGATAGAGATAAACGAAGAGCTTAATGCCTTGACTAAACAATATGAGCAAGGGATTATCAAGAAAGAAGAGTATGAGAAACAGAAATCGGATCTGGAGCATCAGTATGCTATGGAGTCATTACAAAGTCAATTAAGTATACTTGAATCAAATCTTTATTTGTTTGAAGGCGATGAGAGGCTAGAGAAAGAGAAGGAGATAGCTCGCCTCCGTGTTCAATTATCTAAAGAGACCAGCGATAAAATCATAGAGGATGCCAAACGAGAGGAAGAGGAGCGAAAAAAAGTAGAACAGGCTAAAAAGCGCTTGATACAAGAATCTATATCTGCTATCATATCAATCGGTAATTCATTATTTCAACGTCAAATAGATAATGTAGATGCTGAAATAGAGGCTAACCAAGAGGAGTATGACGCTAAGGTTGAGACTATAAACGCTCTTGCCGAGAAGGATATAATAACGACAGAGGAGGCCGAGGCCCGCAAGCGTGCGGCGGAGGAAGAGACCAGCCGCAAGAACAAGGAGCTAGAGAAGAAGAAGGCTGAGTTGCAGACTAAACAGGCAAAATTCCAGAAGGCGATGGATATAGCCCAGACAATAGCTGCCACATCTCTAGCTGTCACTAAAGCTTTACCTAATTTCGTCCTAGCGGCACTAGTAGGGGCGATGGGAGCCGTGCAACTAGCCACGATCATAGCCCAACCCATCCCCAAATACGCCCATGGTACCGACAATCACCCCGGCGGTCTGGCTATCGTTGGCGATGGAGGCCGTAGTGAGGCGGTATTGGTAGGAGATAAAGCGTACATTACCCCAGATAAACCCACCCTGCTGTCATTGCCTGCGGGAGCCGAGGTTGTTCCAGATCTCAATGATCCGGCTTTCCTTAGCCGCTTCGTGGATAACACGTATTGGCTTACCCACAATAAGAAAGGCGAGCCGGTTCAGATCGTCAATAATTTCGACGCTGAAGGGATAATCAGAGCGAACCAAAGGATTGAAGCCGCTATTTATGATTTAGGGAGAACTATCAAGAGATCTAACGATGACGCTGCTTTTCAAGAGTATAAGCGAAGAAAAATGCGGGAATAGTTTTTGATATACCGAATCCTTTTATTATATTTGCTGGACATACAAGAAGACAGTAGAACCTTAGAGCCATACCCGATAGAGTCACGTCTATGGGGTATGGCTCTTTTTGTTTTCACTGGTCAGCCTACCACGACAGGCTAGGAAGATTTTGGGCGACAGCGGTCGCTAACAGCCTCCTTGATACGATGTGTTGTGGCTCGTGTCGGGGAGGCTTTTTCATTAAGAGGTGCCAAAGTAATCAAAATAACAAAGTCGTTTTGATCTTATGGCTAAAATTGCGGGAGAAAATGATATTAACAATTTAAATATTATAGGATTATGAAGACGAATCAAGAGATGATCCGAATAATTGATAGCTTTTCTGTAATACAGAGAACGAGTGACGGATATTTTGACGGCAGTGAATTATTGCGTCAATGGAATAGCGTTTCGAATAATCCAAGAAGGCAAATGAGTAAATTCTTGGAAATGTATACGACTAAAGAATTTATATCTTCGTTATCAAAAGATGAAAGCCAAAGAGCAAATATGCTCATTGCTGAAAACCAATTGATTATAAGAGTTAAAGGACGAACTACCAAGAATGGTAAAACTCCCGATAAAGTATGGATGAATCCTATTTTATTCATAAAATTTGCCATGTGGATCAATCCGACGTTTGAGGTCAAGGTTTTACGTTTTGTTTATGACGAAATGATCCGTTACCGTAATGAAGCTGGCGACGCTTATAAGGATTTGTCTTCTGCTGTCAAGAAAATCGTACCAAAAGACTTCATGCCAAAAGCCATGTCTAAGATAGCCGAGGCACTTAATTGGATCGTATGGAATAATCACGAGAGGATGCTTCGTAACAAGAACGGTGATGAAAGCAAGCAACGTGAACTGTGGCAACTGGAGAAGAAGATAGCCGATCTGATAAATGAGGGATTCATTACCTCATACGATCCGCTTATCAACTATCTACGGAAGCTTTATAATAAAAAGAATAATCCTGCGGTATTTAGACAAGCGATATAGAATATTTCGAACAATTAAAATTTTAAGATATGGAAGCAATTAAAATTTTTGAGAACGATCGTTTCGGTGAAGTGAGAGTAGCCGGGACAAGTGAGAACCCTTTATTTTGCCTTGTAGACATCTGTAAAGTATTGGAATTACAAGTCACTCCTACAAAAAACAGATTAAAACAAGACGGGGTTAGTCTGATTAAGGGGGTCTCAAAGACTACTAATCAATATGGTATCACAACAGAGCAAGAAGTTACGTTGACTTTTATTAATGAGCAGAACCTCTACAAGGTAATCATGCGATCCGACAAGCCGCAAGCCGAACCATTCCAAGACTGGGTATGCGGAGAGGTTCTCCCTTCCATCCGTAAACATGGGGCGTAAATTAAGCAATATAGAATATTTTTAATAGTTAAAAACTTAATAATATGGATAGTTTAGTATTTAAAGGCAATAATGGGCAAGTTGTTACTAATAGCTTGCTAGTGGCAGAGAAGTTTGGGAAAAGACATGCCAATGTTATTCGTGACATAGAAAAACTACTTAATACAGAGGATAAAGAACTAAACTCAAAAATGAGTTTAGCCTTTGTTATAGATACTTATGAGGATTCTACCGGGAAAAGTAATCCTGTATACATTATGAATAGAAAAGGATTCTCTATCCTTGTTATGGGATATAACGGGATTAAGGCTCTAAGGTTTAAGAATGATTTTTATGACGCTTTCGAAGAAATGGAGAAAGCGTTGAAAGAGCAAAGCAAACCTCTTTCATCCGCACAGATGTTTGCCATGCAAGCTAACATCAACTTGGAATATGAGAACAGGATATCCAATGTGGAAAAACGAATAGAAGCGATAGAACAAGAACGAGAAGAAAATGGAAAACTCCTTTTGGCTATTCCTGTTTCAACGGAAAAGATACCGGAAATGAGTTTAAGAGATAAGATCAGACAGATGGTTAATAGATACTCTTCCGCCCATAATGTGAAACAACAGGATGTTTGGCGCAAGATATACGATCAATTGTACTATCTATATCATATATCTATTCGTAGCTATAAGAAGAAAAACGGAGAGTCTAATTTGGATATCGCTGAGAAGCATCGTTTTATTGAGTATATCTACAATATTATCTCCAATATGATCAGAGAGAAAGGGGTTGCTTGATTATTATGGTTGCTCAAACAAAATATAGACATGATTTGATTTAGTTTTCATAAGCCCCCTCATGTCGTGAGACAGCAAGGGGATATATGTTTAATCGAAATATTCATATTGCTCTGTAAAAGCATCTTGGATGTCATTTATCAAATTAGGATTGTTCTCTAATTCGATTTTATTAACCATTAAGTATGCGCTTTTATCTTTTAGTTCTGTATGTAGAAAATATTTATCAGAAAAATTGGTTGCCATAATCTTGCTATAAAAACGGAATCTTTTGGTATTATCAATTCCCTCTTCGTCCAAATTAGAGCCTATAAATCCAAAGGATGCATGATCATCTTGATGGTATATGTCAAGCATTATGTTTATACATGTATGTATTATCGTTCTAGGCTCAAATGTGCTAGATAGTATATTATACTTTCTTTTACTGTGTCTATGATTTTTTAAATGGAATTTTATAGCATAAACATTATAATCATATAATTCCACCCAGACCCAATAAGTAAGATTAGATTTGGTAGATTTAAATGAATATAGTCTTTTAGATAAAAGATGTCCAGACTTTCCTTCGAAATTCTGGACAAACCTATAAGGGTAATAAAAACTCATTTCAAATCATATAAGGATAAATATCAATTCTTCTATCAAGTAACTCTTTAGACGTAAGGGATCTGAACTTTACTTGGGTATCCTTCTTTTCTGAAACAGCGGTCACAATTTTGCTATTAACATCTTTGGGCCGCATGTCCTTACTGTTTTTGACTGTGCCCATACTTATTCATCTTTGTTGTTTTCAACACAAAGATGAGATAAACTGTATAACAAACAAAATTTTTTTAGCTAAAAAAACTAACAAAGATTAAATATAGTCGTAAGTAGTTGAATGACAGATGTTATATAGTTTTTGGCGTTGAGTCTTTAAATCCGTTTAGGGCATTCCTTAGCAAAACATTGGATTGTCTCATGTAAAAATCCCCTCCTTGCGTAAATGCGGGGAGGGGAAATGCTTAATTGAATGATGATCGTATGGCTTGGATTTTTAGTTTAAACATATCTAATATGGATAGTTCATTAGGACTTAGTCCTTTTATGTTCTCTCCACATTCACTACAACAAACATGGTCAATATCATTTTTATGCCCATTAGGACAAATATACTTTTTATTTTCTTTTCCAAATAACCCTTTTACAATCTCATATTTGCCTTTGTCTGGCAAGTTATCTATTTGGGTTATAATTTTATCCATAATTTGTAGATCACTCCTATCATAATAAGGTTTGTCTGCATTCATTGTGCCTATTGCCTTTTTTAAATCTATCTGAATCAAGTCTAAAGTTAAAGAAGGATCAAATAATTGACATTTTCTTATAATATCAAGAACTGATACGTCTTCCTTTAGTTTGTTATATAGAACTTTTGTTGTTATATCGTATGGTAAATTAGAAATAACTTTAGTTATATAGAGTATAGATCTATCATACTGATCAACAGAGTTTGCATAATAAATATACTTTTCTATAAGAGGATAGAGATAGTCAGTAGAAGGATTGTTTATCATAAATTCAAAATCTTCATCTGATATAGGCTTTGCTTCCTTTATTTGGTTTATTATCCTTATTTTCTCTATTGTATCTTGAATTTTTGCAGAAGATATTGAGTCCTGATTGTTGTCTTCTTGCAATTTACATGCAGTTCCTGATGCTGATACCATAAACATTGATTTTCCACCTCCAGATATTTCATCAATGTCTATGTGCAACCCTAGTATTGCATTTCCTCCCTTTTTTATGGTTTTGTTCTTTAAATCGGATATATCTTCTTCCCTTACAATCTCAAGTTTTCTTTCATATGAACTTGATTTACCCCCAAATATATCAGATAAAGATGCTGATATGTCTGAAAACAAGTTGGTGCCTATAACTAAAGAAGAGCAGACTAACCCTAAATATTCTTGAATAGGCTTATTTTCTATAGAAGAAGTTGTTGTAATGATGATGTCTTTCATGATGTTTATTTTATATAATAATGAAAATAACTAAAATAGAAGGAGAATGAGTGATATAAATGTTAGGTGAATTATTCAGTGAAATATTTTGGAATAAAGTTTAGATCCTTATCAAAAACATAATATAGCGTGTCTAGGATATTAAAAGCGTTCTCTCCATTTTGTTTTACAAATGATGTTTTTAAGAATACTTTAAACTTAAATATTGTATTTGGGTTTTTACGATTATCTATCAAGGTGTCTAATTTTTTAGCCATGTCTGTGTAATAACTTAAAGAGTCTCCGTATTCTTGTAGTTTCTTATTGGCCTCTTGTGCATTATTAATAGACATATCTCTTAAATCTTTCATGCCTATATTGTTATACAAGGTTGCTTCTTGGCTTTCTTTTTTGATTATACTAAGTTGTTCTTTTTGTTTTTTTAGAAAAGATTCTGCTGTTTCTATATACTTAGCAGCTTTGATTTTGTCAATAATATTCTCGTCTATAGTATCATATCCAATAGGAGTAAAACTATGAAATTCAACTTTAAGATTATCCTTAAATGCCATATCATTAATATATGATTTGACCTTACCTGACATTATATCTATATTTTTCTCATATCCATTTTTGCATGATGTTAACAAAATAGACATGATGGATAGTATTATGTATTTCATTTATTAAATATAATTTGATTAATATTACGCAAATATATATTTTATTGTATTTGTTTTTATGATATTATATGTGTTTTACAACATTATTCCACCTTTATTTTCAATGGGTGACCGCAGTTAGGGCACGTGAAAGATAGAGAGTCTTTCTTTGGTTGCTCAAATAACTCTGTAACCGGACATCCAATTGCATCCGCTATTCTTAAAAGAATTTCCGTTGAAGGATTTCCATTAATGTGAGTGCTTAACGTAACTCTTGATATGCCCATTTTGTCTGCCACTTCATTAACAGATGTACCGTGACGTTTAATTGCGTCTTTAATTATTAATCTATCTATCATAACGATCAGTATTAAGTTTATGCAAAACTACATAGAATAATTAAATGTAAAACGATCGTGCTACTAAATATTGTTAAATATAAAATGATAATCTTTCTTTTTCTTGTATAAGCAAAACGATCATCTTACATTTGCATCATCAAAATAAAACAACAGTACAATGGCAACACAGAAATATAACAAGAGTGAGATCATGAAAGAAGCGCATAAGATCTATAGAGAGTGCAAAATATACGGACGTACATTCGGCTCGTGCCTTAAACAGGCTTGGGGATCGGCGAAAGCGATGGTGCAGCTTGCGGAAAAACGTGCGGCGTTTGCCAAGGAGCTTGCGCAAAGATCCCATGCTGTAAGACTTACTCATGTCGGTATGGCTAGCCTTTACGGTAACAGGGTTTATTCGGGTGATTGATAACTATACATTAATAATATAAGGAATATGGGAACGATAGAAGTATTGAAGAACGTACAAAGGATTGCGTTGGAGTGTATGATCGGAAAGAAACCGGTACATATAAACGTAGGCGTAATGCCGGAGACGGGCGGTTTATGCGTCACCGTACAGGACAGATTTCACGAGGTAGTCTATATGGAGATATTCAATGACTGGATGCCGGATCACAAGGAATGGAATAAAAAGACCTACGATAGATTCATGAGCGTAATTAGCGACATGACTTGCGTAAGGCTTGCGGGATAACTCGAACGACGGGGAGAGGATCGGAAGTAGATGCCCCTCCGGTAATACGGCCGGAGGGTTTGGTGGAGTTATTTCAATGATAATTAAATGATTGCATGAAATAATAAGAAATAGGATGATTTTAGTGTCTGATGGTCTTATTGTTTATCTATCTGAAATACATTGATATAGAGTGTTAATAAAATATATTATTTAGAATGGTTCTAAATTAATGCGATTTTAGGTACCGTTATCTGTCCTTATCTATCGTTATCTATCCGTTTTGTTTTGTGCTTAAAATAAGGATGTTGTTAGATTATTTTTTAATTATAAACTTTGCGTATGAGAACACCAGAATTAAGCGGGAATAAGTTCTCCGCTATAGAACAAAAGGAAGTCTTGGTCAAGTTGATGGACTTTGACGGGGACAAGGAATTATGGATTCACTCGGAACTTGGTGGCAACACTATGACATTCGGGATGAAGGAAGCAAGGCGGTTAAGGGATTTCTTCAACAGTCTCGATCTAAGGGACTAGAAGGATGGCCTTGTCGGGGTTCGATTCCCCGACCGCTACAATCAGTCAAAGTAAATCCCCGAAAGCGGAAGTGACTGAGCCGCTAACGGGGATATATACAAATATGAACGCATTCAAAGTTACGGAAATTTTGAATACTAAATAAATTAATAATAAAAAATATGATTTCGAATTTGCATATGTTGGAAATAGTTCGCACCTTTGTAGTGCTACAATTCTTTATTATTTATTATGCCTATGGGATTTTTTATACCCATAAGGAAACTTATGTAAAAATATATAGGCAAGTTGTACCCATACTTTATTTAGCCCATGGCATAATAAAGAACTGTAGCAAGTGGGGTACTTCTTGCCTTTCTTTGTTTAATGTTTAATTTTCATTGTTTATGCTACAGTTGAATGAAAATTACTCAAACGGCAATAATATTGCTGTATTAGGTACGGCTAACCCCTCCGAAATGGGGAAAATCTTTTCTTATAATGGTAATAATGTTACCATGCGTGTACGGAAAGGCGTTGTTTATGTAAACCTTACAGAGGTAGCGAAAGCTTTTCCTGATAAAAATCTTACTCATATTATTAACTCGCAGGAAATCAGCGATTATTGTGAAAAGTTTTCCAAACTACAAAATTGTAGTTTGGCTGATTTACTGATAATTACAAGAGGCGGAAATAATCCCGGAACTTGGGCGCATCAACGTGTCGCCCTCCGAGTAGCCCAGAAGTTATCAACGGAATTTTCGATATGGGTAGATGAGAGAATAGAGGAGCTTCTCACTACAGGTCATAGCTCGCTCCAACAACAATACCCAGTGCCTCAATCCTACGGGGAGGCCCTAATGCTAGCCGCACAGCAACAGATGCGAATAGAGGAGCAGCAGAAGAGGCTAGAGCAAAAGGATAAGGAGATAACGGGATTGAGAGCGGAGAACGTGGAACTACAGCATCAAAGCGAGTATGCCCGTTTTATCCTCCAGAGCAAGAAGACCGTTCTTGTCACCCAGATAGCGCAGGATTATGGAATGACAGCCATAAGATTCAACGCCTTGTTGCGTGATCTCCGCATACAACGAAAGGTCAACGGGCAATGGATATTGTACGGGGAGTATTTGAATAAGGGCTATGTCCATAGTTCCACTCACAACTACACTCATTCCAACGGCAGCCCGGACGTGAGCCTTAATACCGAATGGACTCAGAAAGGACGCTTGTTCTTATATGAGGAGCTAAAACGAAACGGCATTCTTCCATTGATCGAGAGATCAGACAAAAACTAATTGATATACATATATTATTGAGGTACGATATAAAGGCGTACGGCCAATACTTTAACATTTTGTGACTTGAAAATAATTGTGGAATATTAAAAGATTGATTGAATATGAAAGAGAACGAGATTAAAAGCATCGTCGTGAAAGCCGACGGTAACGAGATCAAGGTTGACCACGCTCATGAGTTGGTTATTGGTGACTTGACCATAACCCCGGAAATGATGAGAGAGATAAAGAGTATGTCCACTTGCCTGTTCTCTAAGGATATGGACGATATGATAGATACGCTTATCAATTTGAGTTGCGAGGGTAATTACGAGGACGGGTATATCATGGACAAGATGAGGGCCGTGTCATGCGTAAGGGATTTCTTGCGGGTGATCGAGAAAGATAAGACGATTGATTAGTTGATATTATCTTAATAGTCATTATCTTTGTGACAGAGCCAAAGAGCCGTACCGGAGACGTATTTGTCCTCGGACGGCTCTTGTTATTTATACGCTTATGATAAAGATTTCTTTGATAATAGACAGTAAGGAGACGGATATAACCAACGATCTAAAGAATTGGGATGATATCGAGTTATCTTTTACTCGAAAGGATTTTGGTGGAATATATCGTAAGTTCGCCAAGAAGTTCGAGTTCGTAAAAGGAGCTTACGATCTTTTGACGGATTTATACCTATCCAAGTATATTGAATCTTCCGCAAAGATAGTGATATATCGGCAAATTAACGATCTTACGTACAAAGAGGCGTATCGTTGTTCTTTGGACTTTATGAGCTATAGTGACGATGGGTATACGCTTACCTTGAGCGCAATCGATGATGATACCTATTCCATTATCAACTCCCAGAAATCGCAGACTTTTGATATCCCTGTGAGTGATATAAATAAAATAAGCTTGATTTATAAAAGAATATATCTTAATAATAGGGTATCTTGGGTTATAAATCCAAATGACCCAGATAATGAACAGACAGACCCGGATGTTTATCCTATAAGGTTCGCTCTTGCCACGGAGTTCCCTATGGTATACGGTGACGCTAATTTTCCTATCAAAGGGATGATTGAGCAGTTTGATATAGGTTCCCATGTTGGAGAATTATCTTATTATAGCATGACATCGTTCGTGAAAGCCTTAGCTCCGGTTAGTATAAGATTGATATTAAAGTTTGATATGAGGCTTGATTCTTATGACATGGATTTCATGCCTTCTTTGTGTTTAGGTAAAAGGAAAAAAGAGGAGATAGAGTTTCCCAAAGAAGATATAGCCTACTTTTCAGGTATTGGACAAATCGTAAATGTTAATATCGATCGAGGCATAGACCTAGAGGAAGGTGATGAATTAATGTTATTTTTTGTTTATCCCAATAGCATAATTACATATGCGAAAGCCACGTTATTAAACGTGAAAGATATAAGCGTAACGTATATCGCAAAAGGAGATCCGGTAACCATAGATGCCATTAGAGCTTCTGATTTGCTGACATCCTTGCTTAAAAAGATAGGGCTTAAGGATTATACCGGGGAAATAAAGACCGGGAATATTCCGATCCCCTATATCATGGCGGCTGAGAGCATACGTGGGATCAAGGACGCAAAGATACATACGTCATTCTCTAAGTTCACGGAGTTCGCCAAGGCCGTGTTAGGCTATGACTGGGAGATAGATGATGTCAACAGAAAGGTTATATTTAAGCCTCTGGGCGATTTTTATGATTCCGTGACCGATCCGTTGCCATTGACGGAGATAAACTCCATGACTCATACGATAGATAGTTCGGTAGTCTATAGCGGCGTGGAAGTGGGTTACGACAAACAGGAATACGACGAGATAAACGGGCGTGACGAGTTTCATTTCACGAACTCATTCAGCACGGGGATAAAGGCCACGGACAATGTCTTGAAGTTGATAAGCCCTTATCGTGCCGATCCTTATGGCATAGAGTTCCTCGTGACTGAGAGGGATGAGGAGACGAAGGACACTGATTCGGACAATGACGTGTTTATTGTGGATGCCGTCTTTGGAAGTGGAGGATTAACCCCTCGTACAATGATCGTTGAGCCATCATATCCCATAACCGGCGTTCTATTCCCCGATACCATGTTCAACGCCGCCTATTCCCCAAGGAATATGCTGATGGCCAACAAGGGATACGTCGGTATGTCCGCTAGCGGTTTGATGTTCACGTCCTCGGAGGGCAATGCCGATGTATCCATAAAAGGCATATCGGAACGTGGAGGGATTTCCATAGAAGATAGTGATAGGTTGTTGAGATCCGATAAGATAAAGGTGTCTACAATTGGGTTATCCCCGTTCCCGGGTAACTATAAGGGACGGGTATCATGCTCCTTTTCCGGCAAGACGTACGTGGGATACGTGTCCGATATAACCGAGCGTATCGGGAAAGGTCAGACGGTAGATTATGAGTTGCTCCTTAAAAACATAACATAACCGTTTGATTATAAAAAAATAATACTTACTTTTGTCTCAGAGCCTAAGAGCCGTTCCCGGAGGAGTCGTATCCTTTGGGTGCGGCTCTTTTTATTTATATGCGTATATGAGGTTGAAAGATTGCATTAGCGAGGTTTGCCCTCTCCTTTTTGACGTGAGTTCCCCGTCCGTGGAGAGACCGGTGGAGTATATCCAGAGGATTGGGTGGGATAACGATCCTATCATCGTGCAATGCCTGATGGGTAACGTGAGCTGCTATATGCGAATATACGATCTCTCCACGGGGCAATATATACGGGTGAATCCCTCCAAGATCAAGATAAACAATACTTCCTATTTATATGAGTTCATGATAACGATGGATCTTGACAACGGTATTTACAAGGCCGTGATAATGACGGGGTACCAATCCTTGGAGAGTGTCGTGTTCCGTAAATGTGACATTGACGAGTTTGCCGAATGCTCCTTGATAAGATATACCCATCCTGATAATATCGTTCCGTTCAAGGCCATATTCGATGCGGGGGATGATCGCAAGAGAGTATTTACCTTAGCCGTAGAGGGAGGTTTCAAGACGGATGGTAGGTCATTGCATGTGAGTAACGAGTTCTTTCGTACTCAAAACCAGAAACTCATAGAGCTATATAGCGTTCCGTACGATGACATGACTTTTACCCTTGGGGATAATAGGGGAGTCCCGTTCGAGATGGGGAGATTGCTGAACAATATCCTATGCCTAGGCCATGTGGAGATAAACGGGGAGAGATACGTGAGGAGCGAGTCCAGCGTTCCAGAGCAACAAGTAGTATTGGAGGGCTCACCACAATATATCTATACGGTCAAGTTGGAGAGATCCCCATACGAAGAAGAAGACTATGCGGATTCTCCCAATCTATGGTTCCTGCGTGACGATTTCGTGGACGCTAACGGATATGTGCTTACTAACGAAGATTTATCATGGGAGGATTGATTTATGGGAAATAACGCTTCTACGAGAAGAGGGATAAGACCTAGGATACCGGACGTGCTTACGGTTAGCGTTACGGATGACAAGATGGGATCGGACTATACTGTATACTCATCCGCCTCTACGGATAAGTATTTTTTTAGGAAAGGGAACGTGATGTCCAATAAGGACAGGTATTATATAGATGAGGAACATGTGTTCAGCTCTTACCTAGCCGATTTCCTGTTCATGTACAAGAGGGATGTCGTAAAGGGAGGTGAGATCTATGAGCCTAGCGATACGAAGGTCTTCTCTGTCAGTAAGTCCATAGAGCTTTTCGTCACGAAGACCCAGTTAAGCGATTCTATAAACGATGTCAGGTCGGAAATTCCGGATGTCAGCGGTTTCCTAACGTCTTCAGATCTTAGCGGATACGCTACTAAATCTGATTTGGATAGCTTAAGGGATGAGATAATAGGAATGTTGCCTGAGAGCGGAGGAAAATAATAAAAAACGATAAAAAAAATAGATGTATGGCTATAACGATACAACCCATCAAAGATAATAGAAATGGTCAGACTCCGGATAACGGGGCGCAGATGGTCGATAAGATCAACAGTAATTTTAAAAATGTATCAGAGGGAATAGGAGAGGTGGATGGTGACGCTGTCCATTTGGGAGATCAGTCATCCCAAGTAAATTATGAGACTCCTAAGACCTCAGCTGACATGGCGATACAAGCGGTGAAGGATGACAAGGGAAACGTGATAAAGGATACTTATTCTACAAACATGGCTACCGGTATAGACGAGTTCCCAGAATTCTCCGATAAAGGAGTGTACAATGCGGGAGATATCGTGAGAAAGGATGGGCGTATATATGAGTTTACGCAAGCCCATTCCTCGAAACCGTGGATTGACACGGACGCGAGGGAGACGAGCTTGAGGGGGGAGGTGACTAATATTATAAATAATTGTTATCAAGAAGTATTTGTTACTTACTCTAATGCGCATATAACGGATGGAATTGATAAATCGACTATTAAATTATCCAAACATTGCAGAATAGCTTTGAGTCAAAATAGAATTTTATATATCGTGGGGGATAGTGATATAACTTACGAATTAAATGATTTTGAAGCTCTTTATATAGATTTATCTTTATATCCTAAGAATTTTAGAAATGACCAAGATAAACCTATACCTATACAAAAATCTAATTATACAGATAGATCTTTTATATTTACTCCAGATATATTAGTACTATTTTATCGTAATAAAACAAATGTCTCTGGAGGTTGTATATATAATCATATTCGTTTAAAAGAACAAAAAGGAAATTTCAACCAAAATAGTTTTTTAATAACTGAACATAAAATTGGTATTGTTAATCTTATTGATTCTTCTAATGTGGATATGTATGGAGTAGTGAGATTATTCGTTGGAAATAATAGAAGTTTTTATATTAATTCTGAAGGCTTAAAAAGAATTACCTTGAATGATTTTCAAATAGCTTATGTGGATATTTCTGATATACCAGCTAATTATCTTGGAAATATGAATAATTTGCAAGAAATTAAAATTGACCTTTATGAACATTTAGATTCTTTAGAAAATAAAATAGTTTTAGCTTATAGAGATAATCATAAGGTTGTTAATGGCTTATTAGTAAATGCTCAATCTAAAGATTTTGTTTATAATTATATAATAACACAACAGTCTGCCAATATTATCAAAGAAACTTCAACTCAATCTTATGTTAAAACTTTTGGAACTATTAGAATATTTAATGATGAAAAAAATTTTTATATTGCTGATGAAAATGGATTGGAAATTACGTTAAATGATTTTGAAGCTATTTTTGTTGATTTAAATGACGCTCCGTATAAAGGAACTACAGATAATTTAGTAACTATTCAAAAATCAAAATACAGTGATGGATCTTTCTATGAAAACGGTAAAATCATATTGTTATATCGAGATGGTATTTCTTTAAAAGGCGGACTATTGTATGATTTTTTGAAAAATTACAATGCAGAATCTCGTATTGGAGATCTAATAGAAGATATAAGTTTAAGTCTAACTGAAGGTTATTATATTAACATAAATGGGAATGTTTATAAATCAAGCACTTCTGATGTATCTTATTCTTTTCCTATAAAATTATTAAAAGGGGAAACTATTATAGTTAATGCAGGTGGAAGCAATGTTCATTCTATTATATCAATTACTGATGAAAATGGTACATTTTATAAATCTGTTGCTGCGGGGAATGGTGCTTTCGGAAAATTTACATATACAGCTATAGAAGATTGTTATATTGCTATAAGTTTTACAAATAGTGTAAGAAACACTTGTAGGAAATATTTATTTAAAAGTAGCAATGATAATACTTCTAATGTTAATGTTTATTTTAAAGAGAATGTAACAGGTGTTCCTATTGCTTATGAAGCCAAAGAAGGAGTTTTAGTATATCAAGGAGATACTAAAAGTTCAGATAATTATATAGTGAATGCTGTAATGTACCCTAATGGAGAAATTATTGCTACAAGAAGTGGGGGGAAAGTTGTTAAAATAGGATACGATGGTGAAACGGAACTTCTTAATATATCTGGTGCTACTGATTGGAGAGGAGTTTATATGGATTCAAAATTAAATGTATTCATATCTCCATACGATTCTTATAGTAACATATCTTCTTCTGAAAGAGGGGTTTATAAGCTAAAATATGGAGACTCGTCTTTTAAACAAGTTCTTAAATTGTACAATCCGAATTCTGATATACCTACAGAATCAGAAGATAATAGAGATACCGTATGGACTTTTTGTGAAGATGATAAAGGAAACTTATATGCAGGAGTATATTCATTAAGTCATGAAAATCCTTCGATATATAAGTCTACAGATGGTGGAGATACATGGAAACACATTATTAATTTTAATGACAGTGGATATACATCTAATGGTAGACATATACACTCTATTATATTCAATAAGTATAATCGCTCATTATACGTTATTGTTGGAGAAGTTAATACTATTTTTAAATCTGTTGATGGTGGAAATACTTGGATAGATTTGAATATAACATTAACAGTTAAAGGCTCAGCAATGTTAGCAACGCCATATGGAATTCTTGTTGGTAGTGATGGTCCTTTCCATTGTGATATAGATTTAATTTATTCTGATGATAAAACACATAGGAAAGTATCAAGGATATGGGCTAATACAGTATTTGCCATTAGACAATCTGATGTAACTGATAATATATACGCATTTACTAAGATAGATAGTTCAGTTAATGCTTTGAGTTATTTTCCTCCTATTGAAGCTATATCGGATAGCGAAGTTCTTCAAAATTGGAAAGATACTCAATCTGCTAATACGGTTAGAGATTGGCAAAATTATCATGATAGTGTTGTGAATTTTTATCCAGAAGACGCAATAAGACCACAACATTGCTCTATTCTTGTTAGTAAAGACATGGGATTAACATGGGAAATTCTTCATAAAGAATTCGTTACTTCTTCTCAAGCTGCTGGCCATTGGACAACAGGATATTTCCGTAATGGAGAATGTTTAACAGGCTTTCTTGATAAAACAAGAAAATTCATTAACCCTCTTATTATATCTGAGGGAAAGCATAAATTTACATCTGATGGCATTGATCTAGATGGAGATATACTAATAAAAACTAATACATCTAATCTTATTGATATTACTACTAAAAAAATCAATTATTAATATTTATGCGCAACCTCAAACTAATAACCTTCGTCTCAATCCCCCTGTCTCCGATCGCCGAGCTGTTTGAACGCTACGTGTTCGGAGACTGGGAATTTGTCAAGTTCCTTACGATACTGATTTGTCTGGATACCGTGTTGGGATTTCTGAAGCATTACTTGGCACATGATGTAGACAGCCGGGCGTTCGCCATGATAGTGAAGAAGTTGATCGCTGTGGATAGAGATTTCGCCGAGTGGGAGGCGGCGAGAGAGGATGAGAGCGTAGTGGTTTTATAACTAAATAAAAAAAAGGATCGGAAGAATGGATAGATACATCCCCTACCTGCTAGAAGCGGGCAACTGGTTAAAGACAATGGCGATAGCCGCCGTGGTGACAATGCTAGACTTCATGTCTCCAATCGAGAACTTCTTGGTCGTGATCCTATCATTGGCCTTCATAGACACGTTCTGGGGGCTGGCTGCGGATCACGGGGATTTCCGGAAGAGCAAGTTCATCCGTAGCTGGGTGTACATGCTAGTCTATTTCCTGATCATAATCATCTCGTTCTGGATAGGCGTGATGATGGATATATCGAAGGATAACGCCAAGGCTTTCGTGTCTTGGATTACGTGGGCGATGATATGGTTTTACGGGACCAATGTCTTAAAGAACATGGGCAAGGTATTCCCGGATAACAAGGTGATAGCCTTCTTGTATTGGGTTGCCGCCGTGAAATTTATCAGCAAGGTCAATTTCTTGGATGAGTATAACAAGACAAAGAATAAAAAAGGCTCCCCAGATCCAAGAAGATAGGGGAGCCGGATAAATTTTCGCTTCCCGCCTCTCACAAGGAAGGATAGCAAGGTTAACAAAGCGTCACAAATATACGAATAAAATCAAATAACAATGGCAGAGAAAAAATTACCGAGAGGGTTGCGTCTATGTAACCCCGGAAACATCCGGATCAACAGCGATCTATTTCAAGGCGAGGTTAGACCGAGCAAGGACAAATCGTTTAAGCAGTTCGAGATGATGACGTATGGCTATCGGGCGATCTTTAAGATCTTGTCGAACTACTATCGAAACTATAAACTTGACACGATCCGCAAGATGATAGGTCGCTGGGCGCCGGAAAACGAGAATGATACGGAGGCCTACATTAAGGCCGTATCAGATTACGCCGGTATCCCGGCTGATGATCCTATCAACATCAACGATCGTGAGCAGATGATCCGGATCGTGGGCGGGATGAGCAAGGTGGAGAATGGTAGGGAGGCTGATATGTCGGATGTTATTGCAGGATGGTATCTACTTTAAAAATATAAGACCTAACGCTGTAAAGGTAAGCGTAAAATAAGATGAAAAAATATATTGGAACAAAACAGATTGAAGCAGAACCTATGACAATGGGCGAAGCTTTTGAGAAAGGATTGCTTAAAGCGGGAAGAGTACCTAACGAAAGCGAGAAGTCAAATGCTGGATATCATGTGAAGTATCAAGACGGTTACGAGTCATGGAGTCCAGCAGAGCCATTCGAGAAGGCTTATAAGATCTGTGATACGTTTATGAATCGTCTCCAAATAGAATTGTCCGAATTATCCGATAAACAAGAAAAGCTAGGTAAGTTTTTTGGTACGGATATGTTCAAAGGATTGTCAACGCAAAAGCAAGTATTGCTACGTGCACAATTCGGAGCGATGGAAGCTTATAGGCAAATCCTTATTGAGCGCATCCGTATTGAGGGAATCGCAAAATGAAACCGTGGCAAGCAATATTAATACTAGTGTGCTTGGTAGCCAGTTTCACGGCTGGCTACCATATCCGGGGGGATGTGGCTAGTGATTCGATATCCAAGACCGACACGTCCGCCAAGGTGGATACGATACATGACAGCATCCCGTACCCGGTCTATGAGACACTGGTACAAACAATACCTGAGCCGTTCCCTGTTTATATCACGTTGGACGGTGACACGGTAAAGGAACCTGTATATGTTCCGGTACCCATAACTCAAAAGGAGTACAAGACGGATGATTACCGGCTGTCAATATCCGGCTATAAGCCTAATCTTGACTACATCGAGGTTTATAGAAGGACTGAGTATATAACCAAGACGATCTCCCCCCGTAGATGGGGAATCGGCGCAATAGCCGGTTATGGGATCGGAAAGCATGGCTTGTCACCCTATGTCGGGATAGGCGGGTTCTATAGGATTTGGTGAAAAAGGTTAAGCCCACCGAATCTCACGATCAAGCGAGCTTAATATTTATTTATGAATGCGTGCGGGGTAAAGCCCCTATTCCTTCTCTGATTCGACCCGGACGAAGGAAAACATAGCCAAGCCATGTGTGTTTTTCGGGGCTTCCTTGATATAACATGCGTGGCTTTATTAATGTTCAATTAAAATATGAATATGAACAAGGTCGAAGAGTTTTACAAGCGAGTGATTTGTATCGCAGGTGAGGTATGCGGGGTTGATCCCGTAGACATGATGTCATTTAACCGTGAGGAATGCGTTAACGCCCGTGGTATCCTCATTATAATACTCTTGGATAAGGGGTACTCGGAGAAAGTTGTGGCCGATCTTACAGGGCTTACCAGACGGGGCGTTAATAGGATCAAGAACGATTTTCCAGATAGGATAAGGCGTAATTGGATGATACATATGCTTGACCGGGAGGTCAGGAACAAACTAGGAATGAATAAGGAATAAGCTAGGAACAAGATATTTCCCATGGTATGGACTTCTCTGGATTTTTGTGGTGTCCGGGATACCCGGACATGATCATTAAAAAATCTAGGTTATGAGAATTAAAGGAATGAATGGTGAGGAGTACAGTGTCACCGGGCAAGGCCAAGGTAATTACAACACCGTGGGAGCTTCCGCAGGTATCGCTTCTTTCTTGGGATTGAACGCCGGGAATCTTTTGGGTGGTTGTGGCAACGTAAGGAACGCTGGATATGGCGGTCCGGTTGAGGTAATCACATCCGAAGACAGGCCTATTTCCCGCTATGAGGCTGGGATGATGGATAAGATTTCCGCTAAGGACTCTGAGATCGCCTTGTTGAAATCCAACACTTACACTGACCAAAAGTTGGCGGATGTTTATGACCGCTTGTTGACAATCATCAACAGGAACAAGGAGGAACAAGCCTCAATTAACATGAACCAAGCCGTTTACAATGGGACTAACACCGCTACATTGAAATGCATGCAACAGCAGATCGCGGATCTAGCAGCATTGAGCGAGTTGGTGATCCCGCAGCGTAAGGTTTGTGATACGGGATGTTGCGGATGTAATTGATGATGACCATGTACTCTAACGCTCAAAAACTGGCGGCTGTGCTCAATAAGTGGGCACAGCCCGCTATCCAAGGTCTCTTGGGAACTCGGTTGGGACAACTTCCTTTCATAGCGAACATAGACGCTAAGTTACGCTCCACGGGTTGGGTAAGTCCCATGTGGAGCATATCCAAGGAGATATCCCCATTGCTAGACGGATTGTCATCCTCATTAGTTGAGCCGATGTTGGCTCGGTACCTTCAAGGCATCCCCGATGAGGCTATCCCGGAGTTGGCGCACAAGGTGGTGGAGGACGCTATAAGAAACGGCGGGCTTTCCCTGTTTGAGGGAAAGGTCGAGTTCGAGACCGATGACTTGGAGGAACTAAGGATGTTGTTGCGTTACAATCTTCCGGTCCCGGAAAAGACCGGCTCATACGAGGTATTGACAGAGGAACCTATTCCACAAGGTGATGATGTGGATAAATAAATAATCAATAATAATTACGATCATGATTCAATTAACACCAATTGCGATCGCCGCTACCAGCCAACAATACTTGACTAATGTAGTGGAGAATTTATGTCAGGCCTATTGCGCAGACAATGGCGTACAGCCTACCGGCATAGTCAATTTCACCGTCGCCGAGCAAAGTACGGTGAATACGCAAACGACGGTTACGATCAATGCCGCTGTACTTGTGGCTTATACGCCCAAGGGATCCTGCAGGACGGTTACCAAGCAATGGGTCGAGCAATTCAAGGTAGCTTTTATCGGGGCCGCTGGTGCTGTTCCCACGATATCTCTTACCCCTCTCGTCACCCAAGTCACGCCCGAGAACGTCAAGTGTTGTAACCGTGCCTACGGTGTAAGTTTGGCTACCCCATTGACTATTTCCGCTACCTTTCCAGCGGCTCCCGGCGCTTGATTCATTAATGTTTAAAATGCAAGATCATGCGTTACAAAGAACTGATGAAGGATTACCACTCAAAAGGGATGGTATCCGAAAAAAAGATGTGGGAGGCCATATGCGAGCTGGACGAGGCGATGGAATGTCTAAAAGAGAAAGATCCCGACACGTATGACGAGACCATACGTGATATACATGAGGTTTTTTGCGGTCCTCATTATAATGAGCATTTCGCTAAGATGGACGTGGCGGCAATGCACCATAAAGGCAAGTCGGGGGAGGATAAGGGTGAGCACTGGAACATCCAGCAAGTAACCGCCGTCGCTAAAGGCATGAGCGTACCGGGCAACGCTAATATTTGGGATGTTTACGTTGCGCTAAATTCAGCGTGGCACGACAAAGAAGTGAAGTTCACGGAATGGTTCGGCCCGGACGCCGAGAAAAAGATCATCGAGGATGCTATTAATTTCTACTTCATGGATGATGACGCTCCGGAAGGCAAGGTCTGGATTTATATGTGTGCCATGGATGACTAAGAAAACCAAAAATAAAGGACACGCAAAGAAGGAATCCGCAAGACGGGAGATAGACCGCCTCACGGATTCCTTAGATTTCGAGCCTGTCAACTTTTACGAGGTGATGGCCCGGATACGGCACTTGATGTGCCTGTTATAGCCCAATATCGCTTAATAACCCACTGAATAGATGAGTGTAATACAAGGGTTGTGTTTCTTTGGGGTTATTAGGGTTTACTTGATTCTCCCCATATTTAAGTCCGTCCGCTGTCAAGGATTTGAATTTCTTCATGCCTTTGCTGGATTGTCGTTGCAAGGTCGTTAACAATCCCTTTGCGGTCATTCTTGCGTTAAATGCCTGTGCGGATATTTTTAATCCGTTAATTCCCAGAAGTTCGGTGGCTGATAATAATTGATCCTTGGATCCCGTGTAGTCCGGAGTAGGCAAGCCCAATGGATCAAGTATCCGCTTTGCCATGAGTAATTTTGAGCTATCGTTTAAGTTTAGGAACTTAGCCGCCCACGAAGCCGCCTTCATTTTGTCGGATAGTGATAGCGTTTGTTCCGCTGATTTATGAAAGACCTTTCTATACACTTCGAAAACGGGCCTTACCTTTCTTGCTATAAAGAACTCCATACATGAAACTGTAAGTTTATAGTCAATCTTATTGTTTCCTCCCCAACTTGCTTCATCTTGCTTGCCATTTTGGGCAAGCGTCTTGTAATCAACTCCCTCAATAAATTGTTCATTTGAAGTCAATGCTCTAACGGCCTTCCCTTTTTCAGAATAGACTAACGGCCAAACTTCGTCAAGATTGATTGGAAACTCGTCATCAGATTGCGACAACTTTAACACGGCCTTGAAATAACGTTTTATTTCATTCTCACTACTATTCTTTGATAATATTAATTTTGATTCCATAATAATCTAAATTTTAAAATTCAACTGTTTAACGATCTCTTGATCTCTTCCGTAATCCTTTTAGTTATCCGTTCTTGATTCCACTCGTGCCATTCGGTGTATAAGCCTTTCCCGACAAGATAAAAGAAGCAGGAGTTTTTGAGATCGGTTTCTTGTTGAGAGGTGATCTTGGTCCATTTGAGGCGGTTCTCTAACATTGATATATCCTTCTTTAGTTCTTGAATCTTTTTCCCTTCCAATGTAGTCGATGCGTTTTTAGCGACAGTCGTATGAAAGACTTTCCGGTATACCTCGAACACTGGGCGTATTTTCCGGGCGATAAAAAATTCCATGCAAGGAACGGATAATAGATACTCCAACTTTGGCCTTCCACCTTTTGGGTTTTGCGGATTTTGCCTCAAAACTTGATAGTCAATATCTTGCATGAATGTTTTCTGCAAGACATCTACGGCATCCGATCTCTTGTTGTACACTAAAGGGTATACCTCGTCAAGGTTCACGGGGAACTCTTGATCTGATTTTGACAGCTTGAGTACTGCCATGAAGTAGCGTTTGATTTCTACTGTGCTACTTTCTTTTGTAAGAATTGTTTGCTTCATCTGGTGTGACAGTTAGATGAATAAAAAAATAGCGACCCCACATAATCCAAAAGTTGTCACACCACACATATCGCAAAGATATATGAACGGATTATGGGAGCCGCTTATGCTTCTCTCATCTTTGCTGGCCTACTCTCTTGCAGCGCCTATGTGTAATGTGACGCCGCGAACTTACGAATTTTCCCGGAAAAGCAAGCGATATCCTTTCTTTTTTATCCATTAAGGAATGTTTCTATCTTGCTGGCCAAGGTTATGAGCATATCCGATTGAAGCTTGTTTAACTCCTTGCAGAATCTCATGTCATCTTTATGCTTCTCTTCCGGAGACCGATCATCGCTTACGCTGCAATATCCGGCGAAAGAGTTTACCGGTAAGGGCCTCATAGCCTCTATAGCTAGTTTGATAGCTTTCTCTTTGATGTTTTCTTCCATGTCACCTGTTTATTTTTTTTGATAAATTCATTAAGTAATCTTAATGCCAATAGCGGATCTTTCTCCGTTAAGGCGTTCCATGCTTTTATTCCGGGTTTCACCCTAGAATAATGATGCAGCACTATATTGTTGGCTTTGCCGACTCTTTGGGTTCCATACAGCCATAACATCCCGGGATATAACCGGAAGTTTTTCATTATCTTCTTGGCTTGTCTTAATCTCATGATTTCTTACTGTTTTGCTATCAATTTCAATCTATATCCTAAGTTGTTAGTTTTCTCATCCTTATCTATCAGATGAGAGTACAATTCATCCATTATGATGTAAAATATCACTTTGGGCAAAGGCTTTTGAAGGTAATTTGCGAAGTCTTCAAACAATAAATGTTTGGGGGTTACTTCTTCTATTTCTTCAAAACATTCATGCAATGGCTTAAATTGTAAGCCATGTTTTTGGGGATTTGTCAACAGTTCCTTGTAGGCGTTGACTGTTTCAGGTGATAATACCATTTCGTACTTTATATTCTTAGCTGTTAGCTATTTTAAATTCAATCAGTTTTTTGTCTCCGTCTTTCATGCCATTAAAAACATGTGACAAATCTTCCGAAATAATGTCCGATGCGTCCTTCTCTGTTGTGGCAACAATCTTTACGCCCGTAGCTACGTTTGATATAATAAAGCCGTTTTTAGCCTTTTCTACTGTAATTTCTGTTTTCATACTTATTCATTCTTAATTATGAGCCTTCATGAGAAGGCTCGGTTAATACTATTCCTCTAGATCGGGTATAGGCATCCACATATCACATTCATAATCTCCGTAATCTTCAAACTCAAAATTCCCGGATGTTGCGACACGTGGAGGTTTCCCGGCTTCAACAACTATATAACCACTAACTATTGCCCCATTTGATACCATCCTGCAAAGAACCATATCATTTTCTTTAGGTAATCTTTCTTTAATGCTTACCCACGGTGATTGCTTTGCCTGCCATTCGGCACCTGCTATAAATCCCTGATAATACGCCGGGAATGCACTACCGCTACTCCTGCTTTCAGCGAATAAATGAGCCGCTTCTTCTACCGTCTGTCTCTTATCAATATCTCTTTCCATTGTTAATGCTTATTGTTTAAATATCCACATTCCGCAAGCTTACAGAGCATACCATAGGCTACATTTAAGATTGTTGCATTCTCGTTGAAATAGAACGATAAATCCTCTAACACCTCAAACTTACCAAATAAATCAATTTTATCATATCTGAAAATCATTTCTGATATGTACCAATTCAATGTATAGTCATCTATCTGTTTTGGCATGAGAGCCAACATGTCTTGCAAGGTAAATGTCTTGCCACGCTCATTATACCGTTTAGCATAAAAATTAACACTGACTGGTATAAACTCGATTTCATCATCTTCACTATAATCACAACTTGGATGGGTGCTTATAAACTTCATGCTTGCACTGCTCACGTCAATACCTAATTTAATAAGGTGTTGCATTTGTTCTACTGATAATACCTGTTCATTCATAATCATTCAGTTCTACTCCTTTCTCTAAAATATCCTTACAAGCCTCGCTATCGCACCTTACCGGCTTTTGGTGCAATGAACACCAAGCTTCCCCGTTTGCGTCTTCATCCTCGATAAGTTTGCAGTCTCCACATTTAACCGATAGGAATTTCTTGTCAAGGTGTCCTTCCTTGATAAGCCATTCAATCATTTCAGTGATAGCATCAAAAAGGCTCTCCCTGCAATATGACTGGGCAAGGTTACTTCCAGCGGAATACTTTATCTTAAATTCTTTATCTCGTGGAAGTATGAATAGGTAATAGTTATATCCCTCACATTCTACTTGATCGGGTATCATCCCGATCAGCTTGGATAGAGACCAAGCCGGGAATGCCATATCTTGATCCACATGATTTTCAACCCTGCCATATTCAGATGCGACCGGTAATTCAAATTCATCCAAATACATGTCTGCCGTATCCGGTCTCACCCCGGCCTCTAACAGGCGTGATGATTGTTTTTTATTCGTGCAAATTTGATTCATATTATAATTCGTTGTTAAAATATTTCTTATTATCTATATCTTCCCTCAATTTTTCGATGTAAGAAAAATACCATTCACGTGTTTTCTCCTTGTCATTCCCTACGTATAATAAACCAAAAGGATCGTACTCTATAAACTCCTCGGTCTTGCAGAAAGGGCAGGGGACATCCCCGCCTATGATCAATCCCCCAACCTCGCTATCATATGAGTCAAGATCCCATAAATATCCATTGATACAACGTGCGTCTGGATAAGATGCGCCGAAAAAGGGAAACTCGGGACATTGTTTTATTTTCTCTTCCATATTTATCCCTCTTGAATAATTGTACATTCTATCTCTTCGTCCCATGTGACATCCACCGGATCGTACTCATACTCTCCATCGGACGTGCGTATCATTACCTCCGCTTCCGGGTCTTGCTCTTGGAGAAGAGCGATTAGTTCTTTATTTCTCATATCAAAACAATGTTTTCTCAATCTCGTAATTGTAAACCAAAACCTCCGTACTCTCCCTTATCCGAGAGTGAACGGCCGTATGAGTGGTGACTTTTACTTCCTTATGGTTCCATTTGTTTTCATTGACAAAGGAGCGTAAGGTGTCAGTCCAGTAATTGCTGAGTATGAATTTACCATTGATCCTAGACAAAAGATCTAGCAGATCCGCAAGGTCATTCTCCCCATAACCATAATAATGACCTTGAACCGCCCCGGGATAAGGAGGATCAAGGTAAAATAACGTATCAACGCTATCCCTGTTCTTGATAACTTTCAACGCGTCCCTACAGGAAATCTGCACCTCTGATAGGCGATCGTACAATTTATCGTTGAACTCCTCACGCTTATTCCTGAAAACCTTCCCGAAGTGTGTCCCGGCGGTACCGTTACAGAATTTCCATCCTCCATACAAGCTACCAGAATGGCACTCATTTGCCATGATCCATACGGCCCAAGCCTTGTCTACATCCGAGACCTCAGATCGTCCTCGATAAATGTTCCTAGCCCTAATGTAGTCAGACTCGGAGTGTAGCGATAATCGGATTCTCTCACGTAACTCCTTAAATTTGGATGCGGACTGGCAGACCTTGAAAAAGTTTATCAACAAGTCGTTCTTGTCATTGATCACTTCTATCCCTGCTTTAGGCTTCGCAAAAAATACCGCTCCTCCTCCAAAGAATGGCTCGCAATATATCTTATGCCTAGGCATCATTGATACAATGCGTTCGGACAAGTTTTGCTTGCCTCCATAATATGTGATTGGTGTTCTCATATAATTTTATATTCTTTCTTTGCCCTCATCATAGATGAATGCATCTTTCAACTATGATGAATGTCTTTCTTTAGAAAACTAAGTATATGTCGTATAACCTTGATAGTCCATCCATTGCCTAACAAACGGTATATCTGCGTATCAGAGCAATCCCATTTGTACCAATCAGGAACGGTTTGTAGCCTAGAGCACTCGATCGGGGTCAATCTGCGGATAGATGATGTCTCCACTAGGGTCATGCCATTAGCTTGTGATCCTTTATATGAGGAGGCCAGTAATGAGTTCGATTTTCCGTCTTGATCTTTCAAGTTTCTTTTTTGTCGTACACTAAGTATGGCATGGCTTCTTCCGCTTATCTCGGCTAACAAGGCCGGACATTGTCCATTCGCGTCATATACCCTGTTTTGTTGATATGGCTGGATACCCCCGCTTTCCTTACTCTCATTTAACTGGATAATCCTATGGAGCACATTGTTCTGTTCCCATGCGTTTGACGATAAGGTTGGTGCCTTGCCACGGAAAACATTACCCTTATTATTGCCCCTAGGTCTTTGCAGGATCAAGTCCATATCCGAATGGTTTCCTGCTCCATGGCCTCCAGCTAAGAGACATGGGGCTTTGTCCTTAGATTTCCTTGGTATACCGGAGGTATTTATGATCCTGCAATTATGTCTGGTGTCAAACCCTCCTCCGACACTGGCACGTTGGCATGGTGCCTTCCCGTTTACCGAGATAAAGGTCCCGGTGTTATTGCATGTGCCAACGGCCATCAAGGGGACCGCTTTATCCCCGTCGATCTGGGTGAATCGTTTCTCCATACGTTTATCGTTTGAGATATACCTAATGGCTTTCTCGCTTAGGTAATATTTCTCGTCAACCTCTTCCTCCAAGATATCCCTTAACAATATACCCTCGTCCTTTGGCTGCGGTATGTCGGAGTGGATCTCCCCGAACAGTCCGACCTTCTTTGTCCTTATGTTCGTCCAATACCACCGGTTCCGGTTCTGGGCCGACACCAAATTTGAGTTTATGTTGACTGGATGAACACCGCAATACTCAGTAATTACCCGCATGTGCTCTTTCTTCATGTTTACGTTCTCAAGCAAGAAGAACACATCCGGGTTCAATGCCTTCACGTGGCTCAGTATGTCCACGAATACGAAGAAGAGCTTGCTTCTAGGATCATCGAAAGCCAGTTGTTTGCCGGCGAAAGAGAATCCTTGGCAAGGACTTCCTGCCAGTATGAGATCTATCGTTCCCCAATCTATCTCCCATTCCCTCCACTTAGTCACGTCCCCTAAATGTATCGTGTCCGGGAAATTCAGCCTCGTTTGGGATATGGCGAACTTGTCGATCTCGCTCGCATAATAATGCTCCGGTTCAATCCCGAGTTCTCTTAATGCGATCCTACCACAAGACATTCCGTCAAATAAGGATAAAACATTCATGTCTCTCTCGTTTTAGCAAAAACTACGCTCTCGTGATCCGGCCTCAGATGGGCCATGCAAGCAGATGAGTATTCGCAGAATCTCGCTCCCTCGTCCCGAAAGACGCATCCCCTGCACGGGATCTTGTTCTGCCCGTTGTAGTAAGGCCTGTACTTTTCCACGACAATTTTCATGTCTCCTACCAACACGATCAACCCGGTAGGGGTGTTTCTCAATCTCTCTGTTATTTCCATGTTATCTTCTCCTGCTTTCTCCGTTTAGGATTATCACGTTAAAACTCTTGAACCTGTCCACCAGCCTAGTTCCGAACCGATTCTTGAAATCCGTGACGGACAGGTTGGAAGTGATATGATACTTCTTCTGATGGGACTGGTATATCTCGTACCTCGCGTATAGGAACTCGTCTATTACGCTGTTAAGGCTGGTGCCGTAGCTTTTCTGGTTCTCCGTCTCAAGACCGATATCGTTAAGGCAGATATCGAACGGGTTCCCTTCCATGCTCCCTTTCCCGGCCTCCTCGTTGTACGTGAACCTGTCTATGTGACCATGGATCTTGTAATAGTTCATCATCTGGGTCACGGATAGGTTCACGAAGCGTTTGGGGTTATCCGTCAATTTCAGGTAATCGGCGAATATCTGCATCATGAGCGTTTTGCCCGTTCCCGGATCTCCCACGATAAGGAGGTTCTTGTGCAGCTTATAGTTCTCCTCCGGGAATACGGACTCGGCCAACGGGCAATCGTTGAAATAATACAACAGGAATCTCAAAACCTTGTCATTCCCCCTGTCTGTCTCGAATTGCCGCCTCTCGATCCCTAGGTAATTACAACCGAGCGCCTTTATCATCCGGGCGTGGCTGATGTACTCCGTATCGTCCGAGAGATCGTACCTAGAAACGTTCTGTATAGTCCTTGCGTGCTTCTTCACTAGGTTGAACACCTGTTTTTGCTGGAGCCCCTCTTTTTCCGTAGGCCCCCGCATGGCTTGTATAGCCTCCGAAAGTTTCTTTTCTTGTTCCTCCATTATGTCTTTGATTATAAGCCCTTAGTCCTGTTCCTTGCCACCAATAGGTGAATCGTCTCTTCACGTCATCTATCGTTTTTAGCGTATCGCCTTCCCCGGTGGATACCATCCAAGCGAGGAAGTTATCCAGCTCGCCGGGAATGAGGTCATTGAAAGCGACGCTCAATCCCGATATCTGGCAAGCGTATCTGCGCCATTCCTCGTCCCCCAATAACTCATTCTTGAAATTCTCGAAAAGCGTCTCACGCGTATTAAGACTCTCTCTATTTTTATTTCCTTTTCTTTCCTTTATAGGGTTTGTGTTTACATTAATGTCATTATTGCTTACATTAACCTTATTATTGTCCACATTAACTAGTAGGTAAGGATAATTAGATGAATCTTTTCTTCTTTTTATAGCCTTGAAATATCGCTCCTGAATACCTTTGCTAGTTAGAACACTTACCGTGCTAAACAGAGTCTGTTCAAAGAATCCCCACCTAACCAAGCGTGTTACTATCTGCTCCAGTAATTCTAAGCTAATGCCGGGTAAACCTCTAAGCAGTGACATCTTTAACGCATCATTCCACAATATGAAATACCCATTTCGGTATATCGCACAAAGCAGCTTTATAGCGGTGATCTCACCCTTAATGCCAAATTCACCCGATATTGAGCCTATTTTTTCATCAGAAAAGAAATCAACATCGAAAGGGAAATAGTCTAGCCCTTCTTTATTTGGTCGTGCCATGTTTATTTCTCCATAATTTAAATTCTTCCATTGTCATATTGCTTTTCTGTAAATTACATTTCTCACATAATACTTGAAGATTGTCCAAAACTGTAAAGCCTCCTCTTGATACAGGAATAATATGATCTATGCAGAGTTTTTCAGAACATCCACAAACAGCACAATATCTACCGTCTCTTTCAAATACTTTTCTTTTTATACTGTCATTTAGTTTCATGGCCTCTTCACGAATTGCCTCTCTCATTCTTGAGCTTATTCCATGATTCTCTGCAAAAAGATATATTGCTCTGCCACCGATTGGAATGCGCTTTACTATTGTTCCATCAAGTGCATAAATGATAGCATGCTTAATTTTGAATTTTCGAAGTTTATCGCAAGAAGGCGTCATTTCATTAATTATATCCCCATCTTCAGAATAAAAGGATACTATCCGTTTCCCTTTAATAGTCTTATTTAACATAGATAGCTCCTTGGGGGTAAGCTTGCTTAGTCCTCTTTTCATACAGTTATCTAAATGATTATTATAAAATAGAGAGGATTTATTATCCTCTCCCATATGTTATTTCTCTACCTCCGATACATTCGATCGTGTCGGTTGCCTCAAATCGTGCCGATTGTATTAGATCAAGCCACGCTTCGCACTCCGAGAATGTCCGGGCTGCTTCCCACATTTCATTAGAAAAAAACTTACGAGAGAGCATTATGAAACCCTTATCCATATACTAAAAATCAAAATCTGGGGATTCTCCTCCCTGCAAGGACTTTAGTTTCTGGTCTACAAGGTGGTTTACATCCCATATGTTTACAGGTTGTATTTGCAGGTTCTCCGCCATTTGCCTTGCCACTTCCTCGGAGACAGGATTTATAGCGTATATGGCCCCCGATGAGAGAAAGCGGGTGAAACCGGGCTGGTTACTCGTATCCGGAACGTCTACCCGAAGCATATTGGTACCGGCCACGTTCTGTTCCGTACATCTTCCCGCTATCCTTGAATGGCCGAATAACTCGACCACGCACCATAAATCAAATTTCTCTTGTTCCATATTATTTTCTCTTTTTAAAAGTGTTACAAAATCTCGTGGAGTTAGCTACCCGTCCAGCGTCATGTATGATGCACCAAACGCATAGCCCCTTGTGAGGATGTCCGTTGGCGCAATCGCCACATTTCACCTTTTCTTGCTCGTCTTTCTTCTTCGCCATATCACCAAGTCTTTATTTTTATTGGTAGATCGGCGTACCACCAAGCCAGAATCGTAGCGTCACGTTGGTCTTGGTTCGTTCTCTTAGGCAAGGGACCGACTATGTAGGAGAGTTCCTCATGGGTTATCTTGCCCTCGTCCCCTTTCCAATGCTTGGTCAAAGGCTTTACCTCTTCGCAGGGAATACCTATGTGCTCGCACATCTGGAGAAGCAATATCCCGGTTTGCTGGTTACGACCTACATACTTGGCTATCCTCTCGCCGGATTTACCCCTAGCCTTATGGAAGTTGCTTTTTTCGTTAAGCCATCCGGCCTCGACAATGACCACTATGTCTACCCCCTTGTACCTCTCTCTCGCTTCCTTGATAAAATCAACTAAGACAGGGAAGGGGAGGCTCTTTAGAATTAGCTGTCTCGTTGAAGGAGACAGTACGCATACGCCGGATTTATCTATGTCCGGGTCAACGGCTATCACTAATTCGTATCTTTTCTTTCCCATGGATTCCTCCTTTCTTTATCGTTTATTAGTAAGAATATGGCCAAGATCACTGCTATAAGTCCGAGTATTGCGGTGATAAGGTACATGGCCATTGTCAAGTGATCTAAATTCTGTATTGTTTCCATAATTAGATGTTTGTTATTCGTGGACGGTGCCGGGATCGAACCGGCCTCTTTACGTCATGCGCACTCCGTAACGTTTCATCCCGGAATACTTACCGCCCGAAATCCCCGCATATCCTCACGGACGGCGGGGATAAAAACTAAATCTAATACCATGAAAAACACACTCTAATATTAATTATCTGTTTTGCCCTTTGGTACGCTATCAGCGTCAAACGGGAAGATGTCCATAATAAGGGTCTCGCTTACCATTGCCAAGGTATAATCCGCCAAGGTCCCTTTCATATTCTCCTCGAAGCATGAGATCGCTTCCTTTAGGCCGCTCGCCTGTACTATGAATCTGGCCGCTGTTTTCTTCTCTATGCCGCTCTTCTCATCAAGCGTGATAAAATAGATCTTAATCTCATAAAATCTATCACCGTTATCGTTAAAGAATAGTTCCGCTATCTTTTTACGTGTTATGTCGGCGATAGTGAACTCTCCGGTAATGTACGGCCTTAATTCCTCTATCGTGCGTGCTTCAGCCTCCGTATAGGAGAGGGCATCCACTAAATAGGGTTCGACCACTCGTTTTTGCATGCCGTTCTCCAGCATCTTCTCATATGCGACCTTGCTAATAAACCAGTTTCTCATATATACTTTAATAATTAATGTTATACTTCTTTCTTTCGTATTGTGGGACATACCCTTTGCAAGGAGTATTCCCGTCAAGTAAGGCCGATTCCGGCCTCACAGTTTCCCCTTCTTTTTTAGACGGGTCTGTCCAATGCCTCTGCCGTTGATGGCAAAGGCAATGTCTTTTAGAACATGCCTCATTGAGGCATAATATCAGTTCTTTCATCTTGGATTATTTTCTCGAGTTTCTTTAGATCCTTTTTGGCCAATCTTACGGTATCGGCTATCCTTGGTCTTCCCTTGGAATCCACGTGTTCTAGGATAACCGATAGATGGCGGGACAGTGTTTTAATGAAAGACTCGGATAGCTGGTACCTTTTAGCCATGGCCGTTATTTTTTATAAAAACCTTGGAACCTCACGATACCTAGATACTCGGGAGATTTCATTAGTCCGTCCCCCATGCCGCCCAACGTCTCGGCTCCCGGCTCGTCAAGGACAACCTTGGAGTCAATCTCCTTAGGTACACGGAAGCATATCTGTACGGGGAAATTCACCTTAGCGTCTCCCGTGATCACGTTAACCGACGCTCTTTGCGTAGCCGCCATGATCCGGAACCCAAGCGATCGTCCCTTTTGTAGCAACATCTTCAGATTCTCCTCCAATGACTTTTCACGACCGACCGTGCGTAGTTCCATTTTAGGCTCGAGGAATCCGAAGGCGTTCTTTCGCTGGCCAACCTCGACCATTTCCTTTATGTCAAGTTCTGTTCCCGAACGGGAGGACGCTACCGCGTCGGCGAACTCATCGAACACCACCAGCGTTTTCCATGATGCCCTCGATTTAGCCCTTTCCTGCATATCCTGTACGAGCTCTTTCATCTTGGCCTCTATTTCTTCTATATCATTATAGACCTTTATGTATTTCTCGGAGGAATAATTACAGAACTCGTATTTCGGATCGAAAATTACGATGTCCCGGATACCGGCTAAGCGGGCGTATTCTATCGTGGATATGATACACACGGATTTACCGCTACCGGTAGCTCCACAAATCAAGGCGTGAGGCGTGGAGTTGTTATCGAGATCCCACACCACGAGCCTACCGAAGTTATCCGTTCCTATGGGAATCCTCATGCCGTCGATATACTTCTTGTCCCAATACAAGGACTTGGTTCTTTTCTTCGGTGATTCTATGGAGAGGTAGGATTTTTCCTCATACACCATAAGCTCGTTACCCATCCTTATGGATGGCACGTCCAGCGCGTTCGCTATGTCTAGCTTGTATTTCATCACTGTCGTGATCTTTGTCCCAGCGGATACCTCTAGCAGATACGTGTCTGACGAGTACCCGTTAATCTCCTTGGCCACGTTCACGATCACCCCGAATGTCCGTAGGATATGCTCTATTTTCTCGCTGTTTGTCATATTACTATTGGATAAATCATATTGAATGAATGAGGAAGCGTTCCTCTTGAACTCGGATATTACCTTGGGGTTTACCGATCCAAGGGAAGCGTCCCGTATTTTTTTCTGTCTCTTCGATATCAATTCCTTCTTTGACTCGGGCACGTTGAAATCATCGACCTCCGCTATCAGCGTCTTGGCCCAGAAATTATAAAGCTCGGCCCTGTCCACGAAGTTGTCGCTATCGTTGATCATGTACACGTAATCCGGATCGGACACGGCCTCTATCATCCTTTTTAGCGGCTCGTACAATATGGCCTCGTAAAGCTTCCTCGTGTCGTTATCGAGATTGATTACGAATTTCTTCAACTGGGAGGAGCCGTCCTTGTTTTTCGAGATCTTGTTCTCCACGAACCATACCTCGTCAACATTCTCCCCGAAGCGGGACTCATAGCACTTGACGTAGGTCATTGCCTGTTTCCCGCAGGTAAACGTTAGCTCCTCGTCATCGGTGAACTTGGCCCTTGACTTATGGTCTATGATGACCGTCCGACCGCTTTCCGTCCTTATCGCCAAGTCTAGCCTAGCGTGGCAGGGCAGGGGGATGTCCACCCCGTTTATCGTTACCCATTCCTCGCACCTTGATTCCACGGCGATTATCTCCTTGATACCGGAAAGATAGATATCCTTCTCCCCGTAGAAGTTATTGATAAGCCTCGTGGCGTTCTTGGTGGCCTCGATCTTGCATTCCTCTACGGTAGGTGTCGTTTTCTGTATCTTCCAATCATTCGGGTGTACCTCCTCTATGTGTGAGAACGCTACCCTCTCCATTTCCGTGATCGGTATTATCTGCCCCTTGCGCTGTAGCTCCATGAAGAAATACTCCAAGGCCGAATGATAGGCGTTACCCGCTACCGTGCTGGAGGATGATCTGGATCTTTCCCGGTAAATCTCCCGTTTCTCGAACTCCTTCTCGTTCCGGGAGAAAGAGGCTACCTTGCTGTAACTCCAAGAGTCGATAAGGTAGTTTGATAAATGCTCCTCCAGCTCGGCGTTGGTATAGGATGAGTACTTGTTCATGGCATGTCCTCTTTGTTTTTGCCCTTAGACTGTCTCATCGCCTCCTTTTTTTGATCGACATCTTTCTTTGTCTCACGAATTGGAAGGATTAGATCGTTTACCGTGGTATCCCCGTCCTTTAACGCTTGTATGATCCCGATCAGCATGGCGATCTCGTCGGGGCCTATCTGATTGCTGGTCTGTTTGCCGCATAGCTTAATGACCTCCTCTTCCGTTATGGCGTATTCGTTCTTGAACTTGTTGATGATATTAGTTCTCGTTTTTAATATCTTGTCAGCGTCGGATAGATCCCCCGTGATGAATTTTTGGGCGGCTTGATAGACCCTGTCCACTATGGCCTTGGGGATAACGGCGAATACGGAATTGCGATAAGCTATGGAGTTGGCGGCGTTTCCCGTTACGGTAATCATGTCGTCTGAGTAACGTTTCCCCTTGCTATCCACTATGCTCCTGCGAACCTCGAACGCGGACGCTACGTTTGTCTCCAGATCCCAGCATGTACCCCTGCTGATGATCTGCTTGTCCGTTATCTGGATAACCTTGGCCTCAGTCCTGATATTACCCCAATTGGATACGATTATCTTGGCGAGGTGTACGGATGGCCCAGTAATAGGTTTCCCTCCTCTTGGCAAGGCATAACTGCATGACCTTGCCGTGTCTTGATTCATCGTGGCCATTACCACGGAATTATCAATACTCCTTCTGATATCCCTAGGATATCTTTTCGCGGTCGCAACTTGTGAGTCCACGTTTGCTCTCTCAACCGCATCTACCTGTAAAATTTGTACTTCATGGCTTTCTGCTGGAAGTACCTCGTAACTGCTTGATTCCATGATTATTTATTTTGAATGATTTCCTTTACCAATATAAAGTGCTGGTTTCCCAATCTCGTTGATACCGATCGTCCTCGGATTCTGTTTCTTCCTCCCCGTCGTACTCCGGTTCGCCGTCGGGGTCTTTGATGTAGATGTCTCTCATATATCTTGATTTGTAGGCCTCCGGGAGTCGAACCCGGCCATCCCCATGTTAGGGGCGCTCTACCGATAAGCTAAGGCCTTGAATTTATTCGATCTCGATAATCTCGAATTTTCCTTTCTTTATATATATCTTATGATTGTAGTAATCTTTGACTATTCCATGATCGGAAACTGTATTTATGTTTCCAGTGCAATCCTCAACATATGAGTTATCGTAAGCCTCGACCTTGGCAGAGCCGTAAGCCTCGACCTTGGCAGAGTCGTAAGCCTTGACCGTGGCAGAGCCGTAAGCCTCGACCTTGGCAGAGCCGCAAGCCTCGACCGTGGCAGAGCCGTAAGCCTCGACCGTGGCAGAGCCGTAAGCCT